CTATGCCCTGTCGGCGGCGGTCTGTTCGCCTTCTGCCCACATTCTGCCCACACCAGCCTTCGTTCGGGCCTCACTGAGTGCCGTCGCAACGACCTCCAGATCGTCATCAAACAGATCGGCATACACATCTAGGGTCATCGCTGCCGACGCATGGCCCAGCATCTTTTGGATCGCTTTCACATTTGCGCCAGCGCTCACAGACAGTGAGGCCGCGGTGTGCCGTAGATCGTGCGGAGTCACGCGCGGGACTCCGGCGGCAGTGACTGCCTTGTCGAACCATCCGCTAGTCGTGTGCGGGCGTCCGAGGTAGCCGCCATCCTCGCCGGGGAACAGGAGATCACTACGACCCTTCCGCTCGCATTGGCGCGCGAGGTACGGAATAAGGAATTCTGGCAGTGGAACCGTTCGACGTTTGTGGCCCTTGGCAGTTCCCACGACAATCTCACTCCCGACTTCAACTGCGTTCTCGTCGACGGTGGCTCGACGCCGCAGCATGTTCAGATCGGAGACCCTCATCCCTGTCGCTTCACCCCATCGAAGTCCGGTATAGGAGAGGAAAAGAATCAACGTTTCGTGCTCGCCGGCCTTCGATGCAAGAAGGTCGACCTGTGCGTGATCCAAATACAGCGGCCGCCGTTTCGGTTTACGCGGCAACTTCATCTTGCGAGCTGGATTCGACTTGATCAATCGGTCTTGGACAGCATCCTCAAGCATTGCAGCGAAGACTTGGTGCGTTCGAATAACAACTGTGGCGCCGACAGGTTTTGTACCCTCTACGCCTTGGCCTAGATCAGTGAGCCATTGCTGCACAGCCGAGTGCTTGATACTGCCAAGTTGGATGTGTCCCCACCGGGGCTGAATCCGGAGGCGCCATGCAACTTCAAGCGGTCGGTACGCAGATGGTTTCAAGTGCCCCAATTGGCGATCAAGCCATGGTTGCCCGAGTTCGTCTACCGTCCTCTTCGAGTCAGTCGGTGAGACGTATAGCCCGTCAAGTTTGTCAACTTCAACGCGATTAGCAAACGCTTCCGCAGCCTTGATTGTCGGGAACCCTCGTTTGTCAGTTTGGTTGCCATCCGGTTTTCGGTATCTGACGCGGTATCTCGTGCCCTTCTTTGTTTTGTACGGGTCGATTGTCGCCATCAGTTGATCCTTTCGTTTCCGCGTAGGGCGAGTTCTCTCCAGACGCGGATGAGTTTCGGTGTGACGCCGAGGTGATAGGCGAGCGTGTCGGTGTGTGACGAATAGAGGCGCTCCGCCTCCTCGAACTCGGCGCAGTCGATCAGCAGGCGAGCAGCGTATTCGTCGGCTTGTCGTTCTTGCCGGGAATGAATGCGTGCATCGAGCGCAGGACCATGCCGTAGTGAGGCGTGTCCAAGTTCGTGCGCGAATGCGCTGATCGTTCTTGAGGCAGTCATTCCGGCGTTCAACACGATGCACCGGTGTGACTCGTAGTAGCGGCCTTCCTCGCCGCGGGGAAGGTCAGCTTCCATGACCAGAATCCCCGCGGCTGCTGCAGCATCGTAGAGCTGCTCCATCAGCCAGGCGGCTTACGGGATGAAGTCGTGGTCGGTTGCTTCGCCCTCGTCAGGATCGGCAGTGTGCGCGACGTACGGAAGCCCGTCGAGATCGTCAATCGTCAGAGGTTGATTCTTCTGAATCAACTGCCTGACATTGTCAGGGACGGTGCGTGCTCGTTCACCGAATTCTGTCGCTGCTGCCTTGAGTAGCCCTAGTTGTTCTGCCTTCGCGAGTTGTTCATTTACTTCGGAGGGTGACATGCCGCGGGAGAGTCGGATGTCATCCTTCTCGGCTTGCACCTTCCGGTGAAGTTCGTCGGTCAGTTCGGCAATGGTGAGCGTGCGCAGGAAGTCGGATCGGTTGATCTGAACTTCGCGTAATCCAGCTTCCTCTTCGGTGAGGAATTCAGCTTCAACGAGTGCGTGCAGAACGTTCTCGTTGTAGGCGCGAGCGAACTTGAGAACGAACTCCGGGTCGGCGTTCGCGCCGTTCTTCCACCGCGTGAAGGCGCTCTTATCGAAGCCTGCGCGTGTTGCGGCTTCGCGTGCGGTGTCATCGCCCATCACGTTTTTTACGTACTTCCACCATCTCGTTTCTGCCATGCGACCAGCATAGTTGCGCGGGTGCAACACGTCAAGTGTTGGAACACTCCAACGTGGTGTTGCGCAACAACTTCCATCTGTGTAACTTCGTGGTTGTTCTTCTCCACCACATCGGTGGAGTACCCCACCAGGAGGCGAAATGAGCCAGATCGAAACGGTCCGGGTCCGCCACGATTGGATTCAGGCAGCACTGGAATCCAACGGCGGCGTGACCGGTCTCGCTAACAAACTCGGTATCGACAAGTCCACCGTCTCCCGGCAGGCGAAGGGTGACGCCGAAGCTGGACCTCGGTTCATCGGTGCCGTGCTCGTGCACAACACGATCAAGTTTGAGGACGCGTTCGACGTCACGATCGAGAAGGTTGTCCGCCGGACAGTGAGCCGTCCGGGATCTTCGCTGCCGCAGGCTGATCGGATCTCGGCATGACCGCTCTGGAAACACCGTGGATGACGGTAAAGGAGGTTGCCGCGTACTCGCGCCGCTCAGGTGATGCCGTCTACATCGCGTTGCAGTCGGGCGAGTTGAAGGCAAGCCAGTCGAAGGCCCCGAAGGGTCGCTGGAACATTCACCGCGACGACGTCGACGCATGGCTCCGCGGGGAGACCTCCACCAAATCCTCACCTCGGAATTCGAAGCTGAAGGCCGTCAAGTGACTGAGCAGGAGTTGGCTGACAACCGCGATTCGATGTCGCTGGCGGAGCGGGTTGAGGTTCGCCGCGAGTTGGATGCCGTTGCTGGTGTCGAGTACGACGTCCCGCCGGCGAATGGCATGTCCCGTCTGGCTCGCATTGTCGGCCCGGGTTTGCGCCGCATCAACAACCAGAAGTAGCGAAGCCGTCACGGGTGCAACCGCGACGGCCTCTATTCACCTACCAGAAGGAATGAACATGACTGACAATACTGCACGTGTCACAGGTCGGAGTCGACCGACAGCTCTATCTGATCTGCCGAAGTACAGCCTCGAAGGCCGCAGCATCTCGACGGTGTACGTCAATGAGTTCGACGACAACCCGGGGATGCTGGTTGCGTACGGCGAATTTGTGCGTGCTGCAAAAGACTCCGGTCACGTCGTTGTCGGAGGTTCGATCCGCCGCGAGATGTCTGACGACGATTTGCAGAAGGTGCTGCTTGATGCTCAAGCGCAGTGGGATCGGATGCATGAATTTTACAAGCAGGCTGCCAGCGGTGAAGAGATCAAGGACTACCTCGTCAACACTCTGAAGCAGTGGTGCATCAGTGAAGGCGTCGAGGTTCCTACTGCTCTTGTGTCGGCGGTGAAGGCATGAGTGTCAACGAGACTCTTCTCCGCTCGGTGATGGACCACATCGAGACGTGGCCGAACTTGTTGGATCAGAATCAGTGGCGCTGCGGTACGGCGCGTTGCTTCGCAGGCTGGGCAGCGGAACTGTCCGGCGCTCAGTGGATCTCGGGAGAACGGGATCAGGTCCAGATCGACACTGCCGAGGGGCGCTGGTTTGCAGGTAGCGTCGTCCGCTCGCAGTCCGGCGAGTTGCGACATGTCGCCGACTTCGCACGTCGTGAACTCGGGTTGACCGAAATAGCAGCAGATCAGCTGTTCGACGGGTCCAACACCATCACAGAACTGCGCGAGATGGTGGAAAACCTCTGCGATTTCGGGACTGTGTATGACGCGGCTCCGAAGACTCAGGCGGAGGTGACAGCGCCATGAGTGTGCTGTCCGACGGGATTTTCCGCGTGACGTTCTCTGGTGATCCGGTCAATGGCCGCATCGGTGTTGACGTCGAGGTGGATGGCAATCATGTGGCCGGCCCGACGTTCTCGCTCGAGGCATTCGAAGAGGCCGTTCGCTCGGCTGTCGAATCGGTGGAGTCGTCACCGTTGCGGAAGAAGTCAGCATGATCAGCCGCCTAGTCGCGGCACTCGGATACATCTCCCTGCTCGGCATCGTGGTCGTGTCCGCGGTCGCCGTCTACTACAGCATCCCGAACGGAGGGAACTGACATGGAACTTGTTGTTGTGTATGACGATCGGGTGATCTGGCATCTGGCTCCCGGTACGAAGGTCCGCGAACTCGGCCGACTTGGCCGACAGTTCATCGTCGACAAGAAGATGCCCGGAAAACTGTGGCTCGGCTCGACACCGTGCGCGGTGACCGACCTCGAGATGCCGGTGGAGGTGATCGGCCGTGGACGCTGAAGAACTGGCCGGCACGATCATCGAGAACCTCGAAGAGTTGAACGGGTTCGGCGTGTGGACCGAAGTCGACTACGACCGATACAACGGCGCGAATGGTCGCGGTTGGGCGACATCGTATTTCGAGATCACTTCCGCTGACGGCCGCGATGCGTCGATGACATACCTCGTCGCCTACCCAGTTGACGCGGAACCAGATGACGACGCTGCGGATCGTGCGTACGACGCCGTAAAGGACGCACAGATTGGGGTGACGTTGTGAAGATCAAAGGGAACAGTGAGCGGGAGTTCGACTACAACTCCGACGCCCAGCTCGGGTTCGTGCCTCCGACCGACGCGGCGTTGTCCGCGAAGGCTACTCGCACTGTCGCCGCGAACGCTCATGATGCCAGCGATGCCCGGGAATTGTTGTTGATGCTCGGCCTGATCAACCCCGAGGTGTCGTGATGGCGACACAGAAGAAGATCGTGTTGTGGTCCGACACCGACGACATCGCCACGTTCGCGCACAAGATTTGCGAGGACATCCGCGAATCCGACACCCGCACACTGCATAACCGTCTGACTGCGGAGTGCACGCACCGGCCGGGACAGATGGCGCAGGCGCTGATGGCACTCGCAGCGTGGGTGAATCCCGAGGAACGGATCACCGCGCGCCTCGACCGTGTCGAGCGGATCACCGAGGTGAAAGCGGCGAACGTGATGCGCGATAGGGGAGTAAGGGCATGAGCTTCACTCCGAAGGTAACGAAGTGCATGGCGTGTGGTGCGGCGATCTTCTTCTGCCGCACATCGAATTCGGAGCGGATGCCTGTCGAGTTCGAACCGAACCCGAACGGAAATCTTTCGATCACCCCGCATCCGGATGGGCTTCCCGAAGCGGTGGTTGTGCGGCCCGGGCAGGCAGCCGGGATGCGAGCCGCCGGCCTCTCCACCTACGTATCGCATTTCGCGGCGTGCCCGATGGCGGACGAGTTCCGCCGCAAAGCCCGCCACAAGCAAACCGTCGACACCTACCGCCGCAATGCGGCCAACCGATCGAGAGCGAGAAGAGCATGACCCCGCGATATCCCCAAGGCGCGCAACTCAGTCTCGCGCGCTTCATCATCCTGTCCTGCGCCATCATCGTCGGCGCCGTACTCGTAGGAGTGTTCCTGTGACTAGCTGGACTGAATCACCGCTCGCCGCATTCGATATCGAGTCGACTGGCCCGATCCCCACGAAGGATCGCATTGTCACCGCTTGCATCGCCCGTATCGACGGCAAGACCATCTCGGCGCAGAACTGGCTCGTCGACCCCGAGATCGACATCCCCGAAGGCGCAACGAACGTTCACGGCATCACCACCGACAAGGCACGCAGCGAGGGCGCACCGTACGCGGACGGGTACAAGGAGATCCGCGACGAGCTCGAGCGGGTGTGGGCGGAGGGCCGCATCGTGTGCGCGTTTAACGGGAGCTTCGATTTCACGATGATCGATCGCGAGGGTCAGCGGCTCGGGTATCCGAAGCTGGTGTGTGGACCAATATTTGATCCCTACGTTGTGGATAAAGCTGTGGACAAGTACCGCAAGGGGAAGCGCACACTCTCCGTCACATGTGAGGTTTACGGCATCCGGCTCGACAACGCGCACTCTGCTGACGCTGACGCTCTGGCCGCCGCGCGACTGGCATGGATGCTCGGTAGTCGCAATCCTGGGCTTGCGAAACTCACCGTCGATGAGTTGATGGAGAAGCAGGTCGTTTTCTATCGCGAGCAGCAGGAAGGGTTGGCCGCCTACTTCGAGCGCACCGGCAAGGACTTCTCCGACGTCAACACCGAATGGCCCATCCGAGGTGCGGCATGACCGCGCCAACGGAACCCGGTGTGTATGACGGCATCACCGACGAGGTTTATCACGCCGACCGAAATTCGCTCTCGTCCAGCGGAGCTCGCAAACTACTTGCGCCATCCTGCCCGGCGAAGTTCCGCCACGAGCAGGACAACCCGCCGGCGCCGAAAAAAGTGTTCGACTTCGGGCACGCGGCGCACTCACTCGTCCTCGGCTACGGCTCCGAGCTCCGCAAGATTCCAGCCGAGATGCTCGCATCGAACGGTGCTGTAAGTACCACCGTGGCCAAGGAGTTCGTCGCGAACGCGAGGGCCGAGGGCGCCGTCGCGCTCAAACCCGCTGAGTACCAGCAGGTGCAGGACATGGCGGCGATGATCAGAGCGAACGAGACGGCGGTGTCACTCCTGAGCGACGGCAAGCCCGAGCAGTCCCTCTACTGGCAAGATCAAGCGACGGGCATCAAGCGACGAGCACGGCCCGACTGGCTGCCGAATCCCAGGCGCTCACGGATGGTGGTCCCGGACTACAAGACAGCCGTGTCCGCCGACCCGATCAATTTCGCCCGCGTCGCAGGAGACTTCGGCTATCACTGCCAAGCACCGTGGTACCTCGACGGCATTGTCGAGCTCGGCATCGACGCCAAGCCAGAGTTCGTCTTCATCGTCCAGGAGAAGACGGCTCCCTACCTGGTCAACGTCATCGAGCTCGCCCCCGAAGCGATCGACCTCGGCCGGCAACTCAATCGCATCGCGATCGAGAGCTACGCGACCTGCCTGCAAACCGGCGTCTGGCCGGGATACGGCGAGGAAGTGAAAACGGTAGACCTGCCGCCATGGGTCTACAACCGACATGACGACACCGATTCAGAAATGGTGATTTAGCTATGGACATGACAGATTCGATCGCACCCAAATCGGACCAGCTCAACGCCGACGACTTGCTCGCCGGCCCGCGTACCGTTCAGGTCGAGAAGGTGACCGAGGGCGCCGAGGATCAGCCCGTGAACATCCATCTCGCCGAGTTCCGCGGCCGACCTTTTCGTCCAAGCAAGTCGATGCGCCGCGTGATGGTCAAAGTCTGGGGCAAGGAATCGTCGGCGTACATAGGCAAGCGCATGACGCTATTTCGCGATCCTGGAATCACGTTCGGCCGCGACAAGGTTGGCGGCATCCGCATCTCGCACATGTCGCACATCAGCAAGCGAGAAACGCTGATGCTCACCGTCACCCGGGGGAGGCGCGCACCGTACGTCGTGGAGCCCCTGCCCGATGGGCCGCCGATCATCACCCCGGAGCAGGCCGATGAGATCGCGGCAGCCATCGCGAAGGCGGCCGACCGTGCCGAACTCGACGCGATCGGCGCACAGCTCACAACATTCGACCTGGCCGGCCACCGCGGCAGTCTGCAGGGGCTGTGGAAGTCACGTGCAGCCGAACTTGAAGCCTCCTCAAATCCGGGCGCAAAAAAGGACACCGCGCAGACCAAACCCCCGACGATCCGAGAACGCCTCGTCGCGGCTCTCGTCCGCGAAGGCAAGACCGACGAAGCCGAGCAACTCGGCTACCTCTCCGGCGAGTTCAAGCGCGCCATCAAAGTTCTCCACGACCTCACGGACGCCGAGGCAGTCGAGATCACCGACTACCTCGAAGGCGCGCAAAACCAGAACCAGCAGTAGTGACCTATCGCGGCCTCGCCGAGGCTGTGAAGACCGCCGCAGTACCCAACAAAGAGAAAGAAGCCTGACATGGCAATTGTGAAAGATAACCCCAACGGCGACAAGGGAACCGTCGAAGGCATGGCGAAGTACAGCTTCATGTCCTCGCCGCCCGAGCAGTTCGAGCACATCCCCGTCCCCGGCGAACGGCGCGTCATGAGCGTGACCGTGCAGTGCAAAGCAGTCATCGACGAGGAAGTAGACGAAGGCATCCGCAAACACGTCAAGTGGAAGATCGTCGAAGCCGAGATCGGCAGCATGGCCAAGCGCGCCGAAACCACCGAACCGACACTCGACTACGAGTCGGGCGACGACGGCGAGTACGGCGACTACGGCACCGGCGCCCCCGCCGACACAGCCACAGAAACCGACACCGAACCCGACGACGCCGGCGACGAACCGGCCGACAACGTTCACGCTATCGGCGGCCCCAAGCTCTTCTCCGAGTAACCCGAATTTCGGTACATACAGTGAATCCTGTGTACCGGAATAGATGACATCATCGAAGGTGGTTCGGCCCCAGATTCCCCTGGGGCCGGGCCACCCACAACACCAACGAAGGGACGGCCGATACCCATGGCGCGTAGCCACGGCGTGATCCAATTCTCCCTCTGGAACAACAAGGACTTCCGCAAGTTGTCGGCAGCCTCGCAGCGGATGTACCTGGTTCTGTTCGGGCAGAAGGACGTGAACAACGCGGGGATGCTGCCACTGATGCCAGCACGGTGGGCGAAGTACTGCGACGAAACGGATGTCGACCATGTTTGGGCGTGCCTCAGCGAGTTGGCCACCCGCGATTTCATTGTCTTCGACACCGACTCAGATGAGCTTCTGATCCGCTCGTTCATCCGCGGCGACGGAGTTGTGAAGCAGCCGAACGTATTCAAGAACGCACTCAAATGCGCGGAACTCGTGGACTCTCCGTCGATCCGGATCGTGCTCGCGACCGAGCTACGGAAACTCCGCCGACGGGACGCGGATGCGGTCGCGGAACAGATCGAACCGAACCCTTCCGAAACCCTTTGCGAACCCTTCCCGAAGGGTTCCGAAACCCTTCCCGAACCCTTGAACCCTTCGCGAACCCTTCGCGAACCCCACGGGGAAGGGGTAGGGGAAGGGGTAAAGGAACCTAATGCATTAACTCAAGTTCTAGAGAACAAGCACGCGCGGGCAAATTCGAATGCACGCACCGAACGAGATCCCATCGATATTCCCGGAGCAGTCACCAACGTCGACGGATGGAAACTCGTCCGCGAAGTGATCCCAGGAGAACACCCCCAAGCGACGAAGACCGCACTCTCAATCGAAGCCGGAACGCTCATCAAAACCGGAACTCCGATCGACGACGTGAAAGCAGCTCTCGCGCTGTGGCTGTCGAAACCGAACCTCGGCCCACGCACTCTTCCAAGTCTCGTCTCTGAGGTCATCCGCAACCGGAACCCAACGCTTCCCGTCAGCACACCGCCCTCGAAGCAAGACGCGAAAGTCCAAGGCTTCCTCGCCCTCGCGAACCAGACCACCCAGAAGGAACTCGAATGACCGAATGGATCGAAACCTCAGCACTCGTACTCGCCAAATGCGCATCCAACGACCCATGGTTCCCAAACCCCAGCCAAGCCATGGTCATCGCCTGGGCCGAAATCTTCTCAACCTCACACCTCACACGCGAAGACCTCCTCGCCGGCGTAACCCGCGCCTACCGAACCGAAGACGCCGGATACCGACCACTCCCGGCATCAATCGTCAAACATGCCCGCGCCGGCTACTTCGAAAGCCTCGCAGACCTACCCGACGAACGACGCGAATCGATGGAAGACGCAGCCCACGCACTCATGGAAATCGGAATCCAACCACCCGACGCCCACAAATATGTGCGCCGAATCGTCCTCGGCCGCACCCCACCATTCCAGCTCACCACCGAACAAGACACCGAGTTCCGCGACATCCTCGCCGAACGACAAGCAATCAAATCGATGCCACCCAAACCCCTCGACGTCAGCAGGGCATTCCATCGGCCAACACCATCCAAGGCCAGCGATGCGCAGCCCTGACCTACAACAACTCGAAGACCGCGAACTCGCACTCATCGTCTCCTGCCGCTACTGCCAAGCCCCATCCGGCCAGCCGTGCACCACCACCGACAACACCGGCACACACGAACTCACCAACTTCCCCGCACACCTCGGACGCATCACCCGAGCCCAACGAATCCAACGACTCATCGCAGACCGCCCCAGGAGCCCCGAAATGCCCCACACTCACACCGACCCTCGCGAATCGACAGAAGAGCGGCACAGCGCCACACACAGCCCCAGCAACCGCCGCCCAGTCGTAGGCATAGACCCCAGCCTCACCGGAACCGGCATCGCCATCATCATCAACAACACACCCCAACTCCAGACAATCGCCAGCCGCGGCAAACGAGACGACACCTGGCAACAACGCGCCACTCGCCTGACCGACCTCCGCAACCGCACCATGAACCTCATCCCACGCAACACCGAACTCGCCATCATCGAAGGCCCCGCCTACGCCGCACAAGGCAGCGGAAACCACGACCGCGCCGGCTACTGGTGGATGCTCTACCAAGCCCTCACCGCACTCAAAATCCCCACCGCCGTATGCCCACCCACCACACGCGCCAAATGGGCAACCGACAAAGGCAACGCAGGCAAAGCCGACGTCGCAATGGCCATCGCCAAACACTGGCCAGAAACAACAATCCGAGGCGACGACCAAGCCGACGCACTCTGCTTCGCCACCATCGCCGCACAACACCTCAACCACCCAATGCCCTACCTAATCCTCGAACGCCACAAACTCGCACTCACCAAAATCGCATGGCCACAAATGCAGTAGATACACTCAACAGTGCCCTCGGTAATGGCACACCCAAAGGCGGCACACAAACCCACGGAGAGGGCACATGGCGAGCATCAAACCTGACGGCATCAGCGACCGCGAACGCGCCCTCGGAGCCATGAAAGATCGCCGCGACGGCAAGACCTGGGCTGAAGTGGCGGATACCTGGGGCTACCAGGACAAGAGCACCGCCTGCCGCGCCGTGAGACGTGTCCTCGAGCGCGTTGAAGGTGAAACCGCGGACGACTACCGGGAAGTCATTGCAGCGCGTTACGAGGCGTTGTGGGCGAAGTCGTGGGAAGCGATCAGCGCGGCGGAATCGAAGGGCCAGTTGGTGGGGAAGTCTCAGCTCGTCGCATCCGCCCGCGGTGTGCTGGACAGTCTCGCGAAATTGCAAGGGCTGCAGGCGTCCACAAAATCCGAAGTCACGGTCGTCACGCGTACTGCGATCGACTCGGAAATCGAAGCATTGCTCGGCAAGGCCGGCATCCGGCCCGGCGACGAAACCACAGACACACAGGAGAAGTGATGACACAGTTCAGTCATGTTGATATCGCCCGCGTTTGCCACGAGGCGAACCGGGAGCTGCAGTGGATCACGGGGGATCCGAACCCGTCTCCGCCGTGGGATGACGCGCCGGATGATCAGCGGGCGTCTGCGATCGAGGGCATTCAGAAGGCTCTCGACGGTGCTACACCGGAGCAGCTGCACGAATCGTGGTGCGCGTTCAAACGCGCTGATGGTTGGGTGTTCGGTGAGGTGAAAGATGCTGACGCTAAGACGCATCCGTGCCTCGTGGCGTACAGCGAATTGCCTGCGGAGCAGAAGGCGAAAGACGCACTGTTCAGCGCCATCGTCGACGCCCTCGGCGGTGCAGCGTGAAGCCGACAGTTGGACGCATCGTCCACTACCAGTCGTACGGCACGCCGGGTGGCGAGTACTTGCCTGAGCCACGTGCAGCGATCATCACTCAGGTATGCACCGTCGACCGCGCGCAAACCTCCGACGAGGAGCCGCGGATCGAGTACGCCGTCGGCCTCTGCGTCCTCAACCCCACCGGCCAGTTCTTCAACACCTCCGTCCCGTACGCCGAGGAACCCACACCAGGACACTGGAACTGGCCGCCCACGGCTGGTGTCGAGAGCGTCATTGCTCCGAGGGATTGCTCGCGATGCGACGGCTGCGGACAGGTCGCGAACACCGACGACGCGGAACCCTGGACGTACTGGGCCGCGTTGCCAGCTGGCATGGATCTCGCCGTACAGGCGGGCCTCGTCCGCCCTGTCACCTGCCTCGACTGCAACGGCGCAGGGCAGGCGACCTCATGATCGTCACTGTGTTCACGAAGCCGGGATGTCCACCGTGTGACGCAACGAAGACGAAACTCGACAAGCACGGTGTCGAGTACGAGGTCCGCGATGTCACCACCGACCCCGCAGCGAAAGCGCGGGTACAGGAACTCGGATACCTCGGCACACCCGTCGTCGAATGCGGCGACACACACTGGCAGGGCTACAGCCCCGACAAATGCAAACGCCTCGCAGACAGCCTGCAGCCCGCTGGCAACCCGCGAGTTTCACACTGATCCACACCGCCCACCCGGACGTCCGCGGGACCTTCCCTGCCGCGGCCGCCCGAAACACATAGCAACACAACAGGGAAAGGACCACCATGCCAGTCACAATCCACGGCACACGTGACCTCAACATCAACGACCTACGACCACACCCCCAAAACCCCAACCGCGGCGACGTCGAAGCACTCACCACATCCCTCAACACATTCGGCCAATACCGCGCCATAGTCGCCCTCACCGACGGCACAATCCTCGCCGGTCACCACCTCTGGAAAGCCGCACGCGCCAACGGACACACAACCATCCGAGTCGAAGTCATCGACTGCGACGAACAAACCGCCCGCAAAATCCTCATCGCCGACAACCGCCTCGCCGACCTCGGGCCCGGGGTCGACCCCGAACTCCTGCTCACCGTCCTCAACGACCTCGACATCCTCGACGGCTCCGGGTACAACGCCGACGACCTCGCGCTACTCGAACAAACCATCAACCCACCAGAGCCGAATACCGACCCTGACGACGCGCCACCACTGCCTGACAAACCCGTCCGCACGGCTGTCGGGCAAACGTGGCACCTCGGCCCGCACCGCCTATACGTCGGCTCCAGCACCAACACCGAAGCCGTACAAGCAATGCTGGCCGGCGACACCGTCGACTGCATCTGGACTGACCCGCCCTACGGCGTCGATTACGTCGGCAAAACCAAAGACGCACTCACCATCTCCAACGACACCACCGCTGGCCTCGGTCAACTCCTCACCGACGCATTCACCACAGCGGCAACCGTCGCCCGGCCCGGCGCGCCCGTCTACGTCGCACATGCCGCCACTGAGCACACCACCTTCGAGGCCGCGCTCAACGCCGCGGGCATCACCGTCAGACAGCAACTCGTCTGGGTGAAAAACCAAATCATCCTCGGACGCAGCGACTACCACTGGCAACACGAACCGATCCTCTACGGCTTCACCGCATCAGCACCAGGCGTCGGACGACTCGGCCGAGGCAGCAAACACTGGCAAGGCAACAACAGCGCCAGCACCGTCCTCCACGTTGACAAACCCAACGCCAACGCCGACCACCCCACCATGAAACCCGTCGACCTCATCGCACCCCTCATCAGTAACTCCTGCCCCGCAGGCGGCGTCGTCCTCGATCTATTCGCCGGTAGCGGGTCAACACTCGCCGCAGCGTTCATGACCGGCCGCCGCGCCGCTCTCATCGAACTCGACCCCAGATATGCAGACGTCATCGTCACCCGCTGGGAAGCATTGTCCGGTGAAACCGCTGAGCAGGTGGCCTGACTATGCGCTCACGACGAGTCAACGCCCAGACCGCGCAGAAGCACGAACGTGCCCTGCAGCTCCTCATCGGCGGGGCAACCAACCAACAGATCGCAGACCAGCTCGGATACTCCAGCCGCGGCGCCGCACACAACGCCGTAACTCAAGCACTCAACGAACACTCCGCCCGCAGAGCCGAACTCGCCGACCAAGCACTCACCATCACCCTCGAGCGCCTGGACGCACTATGGCGCCCCCAATACGTCAAAGCGATCCGCGGCGACGGCCACGCATCCGAAACATGCCTCCGAATACTCGACAGGCAAATCAAACTCCTTGGCCTCGGTGCACCAGCACGCGCAGACATCGCCATCTCCACGCGAACCGAACTCGACGTCCAAGTGGAAACGCTCCTCACCAAACTCGCTGACCGCCAGACTCATCCAATGCTCGAAACCGACGAAGAACCCGACGAAGAACCCGACAAGGAGTAACCATGAGCACGTTCGATGGAGGTGCCTGGCGCGCACTGCCCGCCGCCGACAAGCAGTACCTACGCGACAAACTCGCTGAAGCGTGTGCGCGCAAAGGCATCCCCATCAACGACACCACCAGCCCCGGTATTCTCGCCATGCGCCACGAGGCCGCCGTAACGGTGCAGCGCCCGCACCTCGAGCTCATCGACCGCGAACTCACGAAGCTCCTCGCCACACCCAACGCGAAGCTCATGATCTGGACACCACCACAGGTCGGCAAAAGCATGCGCGTCAGCCGCTGGTTCCCGTTCTGGTGGCTCACCCACCGCCCCCGAGACCGCGTCATCCTCGCCTCCTACGCAGCCAGCCTCGCCAACACCCACGGCGCCGCATGCCGCGACCTCGTCGAAACCCACGGCCTCACCTACGGCCTCCGCATGCGCGACGACGAAAACACCCGCGCTAACTGGACACTCACCTCCGGCGGCGGCATGCGATCCGTCGGCACCCGAGGCGGCCTCACCGGCCACCCAATGAACCTCGGCATCATCGACGACCCCTTCGCTGACCGCGCAGCGGCCGACAGTCCACTCATCCGTGAACGAGTCTGGGAGTGGTACAGCTCCGCGTACACCACCCGTAAAGCGCCCGGCGCCCGCGAAGTGATCGTCATGACCCGCTGGCACCCCCTTGACCTGTGCGGCCGACTCCTCGAACGAGACGGCCGCGTCGAGGAAGGTGGGGAATGGACTGTGCTGCACCTACCCGCCCTCGCTGTCGCACCAGACCCCGCGAAAGGTCTCTACGCTGATCCGCTCGGTCGCGCCCCGGGCGAACCACTCAGCCACCCCGTCATCGAGATCGACGACATCGACGGACTCGCAGATCACTGGCGCCGTAAGAAGAAAGGCTCCACCAGCCGAGACTGGAACGCCGTCTACCAAGGCTCACCGTTCGACTCCGAAGGCGCACTGCTCACCGAGGCGCATATCCGCGACGCGACCGCTGACCTCACCCTCGTCACGCCACGCATCGCTGGTGTCGGCATCGACCCGTCCGGCGGCGGCCGAGACACCGCCGGCATCATGGGCGGAATCCTCGGGACCAACGGCAAGTTCTACTGGACGCACAACCGCACAGCGCGCATGACATCCGACAAGTGGTCCCGCGAAGCCTGTCTGCTCGCCGACGAGATGGACGCTGACCGGTTCGTCATCGAAGTGAACTATGGCGGCGACCAGGCGACGACCTTGTTGAAGCAGGCATGGGATGCGTTGCAACGCGAAGGCCTCATCGACAAGCGGAACCTGTGCCCGCGAATCGTGCCAGTGCACTCCCGTAAGTCGAAACTGCTTCGGGCTGAGCCGATTGCGCAGGCCATCATGACGGAGCGTGCCTGGTTCGGGCGTGACCCGAGCCTGTCCGACTTCAAATCGGAATGGCAGCTATGGGAACCGGGATCGACATGGTCGCCCGGCGCGCTAGACGCTGGCGTACACCTCGCGACCGATATGTTGCCGCCGATTAATTCGGGTTCGTCGGTGTCTTCTGCGGCGAAGCGTTCGCGTACATCTACAACGGGCGCAAGTAGTTTGGCGGCACGCCGCACACGCTGATTTCTATTACGGTGACACAGTGATGACTGTATCCGTGTAAGGTTCCGGTCATGCCCCCAAAACATCCGACGAAAAATGACGTCACCCCCGCCGACTACCGATCCGCCGCCCGAGTACTCCTCGCTGACAAGTTCTCCGAAGCATGTGGAAGCTATGTAGCCGAATCAGTCTGGTGCAACACCGAAGCCGACCGCCTCGAATCCGCAGCCCTCGTTGAACGCCTCGCGCACATCGCGTGGACGGCGTCGCAAGACGCCGCATACAACAAGTCCCACGACACCGACGAAAACCCGCCCGTACTAATCGAATGGCAGGACCGCACCGACGACGACCGCGAATTCACCCGCGCCGGCATCAGGGCGATACTCGCTCAGCTTGAAGCTGACAACGATGCGCGCGTCTATGCGTCGATCAACCGCCTCGAAGGCGACGACCTCGTTACCGAACTCGCGAAGGCGATCCATGAGTATGAATTCGAGGGCGAACCTCGAGCGTGTGGCGGTGACGTGATGTTTCGCCCGCTGGCGGCGGCCGTCCTCGCGCATCTCGCATCTGAGGGAGACCTGGTTCCTGAGGGTGGTATGCCGCTCACCGCTGAACAGGTGGAAGACGTGCGGGGCCTGGTGAATGACAAGCGAGTTGCGTACACCGGATTCGTCAACCGTCTCCGCGCCCTGTTCCCGGCAACCGAACCCGCCGAGCGCGTAGATCACGGCTCGGTCGATGACGGCATGGGATCGGAATGGCAGCGATGCAAGGCAGACTGCGGCATCGAGATCGTCCGGCCGGGCAAGGCTCAGTGCTATTGCACGGAGCCGACTGACGAAGTTGATCCCGCCCCTGCCGTACCCGCCGAGGAGGAGACGAAAGCGGAGACGGGTGGGGACTTCATCGAGATCGTGTTCACCGGGCCTCCCGCAGCCATATCGGGCAGGTTCGTGGAGGTTGAGAATCCGCAGGGTGCAAGCATTTCGGTCGGTGAATGGATTGATCGTGGCGACGGATTCTGGGCGCTACGCATCCCATACACCTCCTCGCCGGTTGTCCCTGCCCCCACCGAAACCGGGCCGTGGCCGACATGGGAAGCGGTGCCTGGAGGGATTGAGTATCGAGGCACACACGGTCCTTGCATGTTGACCGAAGCGGTGTGGATCAACCGCGACCACAACCGATATGTGCGTATCGCCGATGGGGCAACGCAACTATCAGGGTTTGACGACGGCCACATGAATGCCAGATTCGCCCCGTTCGTTGCGGCCGAGGAGAAGGACGCGTGAGCGGCTGCACGAGATGCGGGCATGACCAACATGACCACCTGCTGAAGTTGTACGGGTGCGTATGGACAGACGGAGACTCTCGCGGATGCCTCTGTCAACGCTTCGAGGTGACCGCGCCTGACCAAGTGTTGACCGACCTGCTCGCAGCGCACTACCGGAACTGCGTCAGTGAGGAGGTCCGGCTCGATCCCGAGACTGGCGTTCACACGTACTGGCTCGAATGCACATGTGTGTGCGGAGCTCCCACCTCAGTCGAGGCGGTGGGAGACCGCGAGGCCGCCCTCCGTCTTGCCGATTCCGCGCATGTGGCGTTGGTGGTGGAGCAGCACACCCAGACACAGACAGCGCGAACCCGTGAAGCACTCAGAAAGGCCATGGAGATTTGGCCCGTGACCGTGGAGGACCGGGACCACTGGAAGGCCCGCGCCGAGAAGTTGGAGGCCACGGTCGCCAGGGTGGAGGCGGAGGCGACGCTACTCGAGCGCATGATCCGCACCGCGCCATGGAGTCGATACGCAGAGGTACGAAAGTCTCACCTCCGCACTCTCCGCGAAGCTTTGGGGAGAAAGTCGTGACCACGCCGGCGCCGGACACTGTCCGCATCTACCGCGACAGTTTGGGGGAGTGGCGGTGGACTCGCCGCACACATTCGGGGGCAACGGTTTCCGAAGCCAACCGCTCACACCCCACACGTACTGCGACACGCGACGACGTCGCACACCACAACCCCGACACCGCCCGCTATCTCGTAGAGACCGCACGCACATGACCTACTTTCTCGGAGCTGTGGCGTACACCGTCATCGTCGGCGGCTCCACCATCATCGGCGCACTCCTCTACCAAGACCTGAAGGACACCAAATGACACCCGAACAGATCCGCACCGAAGCGAAACGGCGACTGCAGACAGCTCTTGGCACGTACTTGAACAAGGACCCACAACGCACGTCAGCTCTCGCCGACGTCGTACTCGCAGTGCTCGGTGACCTACTCCCGACCGGCATCCGTTACGCCGTCAGCCATCCCGTGAACGTTGAACCTCGTTTCGCTGGTGAGTCTCTCGAAGACTGCGAACGGTACGCCGAAGAGTTCGAAACCCACGTGATCCGCCAGTACCTCACCGAATGGACCACCCATGAGTGACGACAACAAGCCGTACCGCAGCGGGCCGCCCATCGAGACCGGTGACCGCATCGCGGTAGAGATCGGTGACCAACGCTTCGAAGGCGCCGCGCAGGTTGAGAGCGGACGCTTCGGCCGACAGAAGATCACGATCATCCCCGACGGCGAACCCATGCTCTATGGCCGCGACTACGCGTTCAGCCCCTCCCCGCCAGATGAGATCCGTGCCGAAGCCGGCCTTCAGATCACCACCCACCGTTGGCTGCCACGCGAACCGATCCCGTACGACGAAATGCGCCGACTCTGCGGCCTACCCGACGTCAGCGCCTACATCGCACAACGAGAGCTCGCGCGCATGGGCAAAGAACTCAGGGAAGGCTTCCGTCGATTTGAGGAGGCTTGGACCGAAGCCGCCGAGCAAGCGCTGCCCGGTCTACGCGCCATCAGCGAAGCAGCGAAACCCAGGCAGACCCCGCCGATGTGGGCAGACATCCCCGGCCGCAACCACCGACCCGCGAAAACCCGCAACCACCGGAGAGTGAAATGAGCGACGATCCTCTCGCGCACCTCGACTTCACCGTCACTTGCGAACTCACCGACCCCCACGGCCCCTGCGCCAGACCAGCGGCACACATCGCCAACATCCACATGCACCGCAACGAAATGCCCCGCGTCGCACTCTGTGACCACCACCGAAACAGACTCCGCACATTCGAAGAAGGCATCATCGCCAACCACGGCCACGGACTCTGCGGCGTCTGCCGCCAAACAATGCACCCCGAGGACATCATCAGAAACGAAGAACAACTGTGAGCATCGCGCACTCGCTGAGTTCGCTCGAGTATTCGTTTCGTACAGATAAGCGGTTGGGTCGATACCCTTAGTCCTAAGCACGTGGTTTTCATCTCATCGAGGAGTTGACGTTGTCATACAGTGGTCTCATCGTTCAGGTCTTGATATCCGCCCCCGGCGATCTTCCACCCGCACATCGCGAAATTGTCGTTCGAGCGATGCGCGTCTGGAACACGACGTACGGCAGAGTTTTCGGGATTCACTTCAGTCCTACGGACTGGAAGGAAGGAAGTAATCCGGCCTTTGGCGAGTATCCGCAGGCCGTCCTGAACGAGCAGATCGTCGACGATTCGGATATCGCCATCGTGATCTTTACTGACCGACTCGGCACACCCACTCCCGATCATGAATCTGGCACGGTGGAAGAGATTGAGCGCATGTTGAAGAAGGGGAAAGACGTTGCAGTCCTGCTCAACAACTGCCCCCGTGCCCCATCCCGCGGTGGGGAAGACCAAAGCGCCAAACTCGCCGAATATCTGAAAGTGGTCCAGAAGAAAGCGTTTACGGGCGCATACGCGTCCGACGAGGAACTTCGACAGTCGCTAGAGCAACTGTTGGGTCGGATGGCGAACAAGTACAAACGCGAAGCAGAGGCGGCCAAAGTGCCGCAGCCACCTGCTCTGCCGAAGGCCGATCTTGCAGACGAATCGAGCGAGATCGCTAAAGGTGTGTGGCCCCGAATCGAAGTATCGGAGCGGGCCGGTGTTGATTCTCGGGGCAACCCAAGGACGTCAAAAGATTGGTATCTCGTTCTCGAAAGCACGTATTCAACTCCGGTGACAAATGTTCAGCACCACTTTGAAGACGCGAACGGAGAGCTGTTGACAGCGTTTGATTTGTTTGCGGACCGTCGCGGTCTTACCGAAATCCTGCCGCCAAAGGGCTCACTCCGATTCCCGATGGCGGTAACTTTCGGGATGCCTCCATCGGCGATTTGCGTGGTTACCTATTGCGATTCAAATGGAAACGAGCAGTCGACGCGAGCTACCGTTCGGATCTAGCTTCCCGCTCGTGGGTAGGGGAACCTGCTTCTCGCTACCCACGGGTGTTCTCCCGAAGTGGATGAATACTCAGGAAAAATGTTTCGGTGGATACACTCAACTCTGTCCACTGGAATAGAGGAGCTGCACACCGTGTCGATCACGATCTTTCTGCTGACGCTCGGTGCCGCCGCGCGCATCGTCCGCTTCATCAACAGCGACTACCTCGCAAGAGGACTACGAGCATTCTTCATCCGCCGCCTCGGCCCAGACCACGACATCCCCTACGCACTGACATGTGCTTGGTGCCTGTCGATCTGGGTCGCAGGCAGCCTCTTTACTCTCAGCTGGTTTTACGGTGAACACCCCGGCTTCATCATCCCCGCCATGGCCCTCACCGCCTCATACCTGATTGGTCTCGCAGCATCCAATCTCGACCCGGCAGAGGTGGACTGATGCGCACACGCCGCCCCGACAGCACCGCCCACGCCATCGCCGAACAACTCACAACCAGTCGAGCCCACACCACTGGCCGCCCGACCCGCGCGGAGCGCCGCAGAACCTCCACCCGCCGCGGACCTATAGTCGGTCAGTACGTCACACCATCCACCGACAGTCGCTTCAAGCCGCAATCCGTCACGGCAGCAGCCCAAGTGGTGTACGGCAAGTCCCTCACCAATCACAAGAAGCGCCCACCCGTCGCAGGCTGGCAGAAGGAAGCCTGGGAACTACGAAGCCAAGTACCGGAATTCCGGTTCGCAGGCGACCGTGTCGCGCGCGGCGCATCGCAGTACAAACTGTTCGCAGCGAAACGCCCAGACAGCAGCGGCAACGAACCAGAGAAGGCGACCGAAGGACTCGCATACGACCTGTGTTCCGAACTATTCGGTGACATCGCAGCCACACAGCAAGCCCTCCACCGCGCTGCACAACAGCTCACCTTCAACGGCGACAGCCTCATCGTTGTCACCGAAGACGATGCGACCGGACTGGCCTGGTCACCGCACTCCATCAGCGAACTCACCGGCCAAGGCCGAGCGTGGAAACTGAACGACGGCATCGAATCCCGCAACCTCAACGAAAACGACCTCGTCATCCGCTGCTGGAAACCAGACCCCGAATTCCAGGCCCTCGCAGACTGCCCAGCAAAAGCCGTGCTTCCTATCGCACGCACCCTCCGAGCACTCAGCAGGCGCACCGGCGCCGAGATCGACTCACGACTGGCTGGCTCAGGACTGCTGTGGCTGCCATCCGAAGGCCGCGCCGAAGTGCAACACGAAGACGATGACCCCGACGCGGACCCGTTCATCGAAGAGTTCATTGACTACTCCCTGACCCCAGTCCAAAACCCTGACTCCGCAGCCGCTGTCGTGCCCATGGTCGCCAGGATGACTGGTGACCTGATCGAGAAGATCCGGTACATGAGCTTCGCGACTCCGTTGGACGAGAAGCTCGCTGAGATGGAAACCAATTCGATCCGACGTATCGGGCTGGGTATGGACTCACCACCCGAGACGCTCCTCGGAATGGGCCAGGCGAACCACTGGACAGGTTGGTTGATCTCGTCGGAGGAAGTCACTCTGGTCATGTCGCCGACCGTCGCCACCATTTGTCATGCACTGACGATCGGGTTTTTGCATCCGATGCTGCAGGCCGCCGGCGTCGAGGACTGGGCCGATCACCTCATCTGGTTCGACGCATCTGAGCTCGAGCTACGCCCGGACAAGTCTGTCGACTCCCGCGACCTGTTCGAGAAGGGTGAGGTCGGCGCGGAAACGATGCGTCGCGAGAACGGGTTCGACGAAAACGACGCGCCGTCGGCGAAGGAACGCGAAGAGAACCTGCTCACTCGACTACTCATCGGTGCTCCCTCGCTCGCTCCGTTGCTGCTGCCGAAGTTGGGCATCGAAGTCGATGCGTCCGTGCTCAACAAGACCGCGGAGATCGCGGAAGCAACCGCCGGCAACACCCCGACTGACGGGGCCACGAAGCCGGCTGAGCCCGACAAGCCGAAGGCGGAGCAAACCATCCCCGACCAACCCACCGACCAGCCGAACGACAACGTTGAGACAGGACCAGGCGAATGACAGTGCCACTGTTCCGTGCCGAAACCTTGGCATGTGAGATCGCCGTACTGCGTGCGCTCGAGGTGGCGGGGAAGAAGTCACTCCGCCGGTGGTCACGCGGCACAGCGCCGGAAGTTCCGGCTTACCTGCTTCACACGCATCTGAAGATCGCAGCGACGCATGCGGATTGCGACAAACTTCTGGTCGGGGCGTGGGATCACATGACTCTGGTGTTGCCGGAGTCGACGAAGCTTCGGGAGCTGTGCGACTGGTACGTGCGGGAGCTGATCGTGACTCGCCGCCCGCACACACGCGCAGATCTCGAACGAGTCCTGGCAGTCGCACATGAGTAGCGTCCTCGAGTTCGTTCGCATCGTGTGGGCGTTGATCGAGTTCTGGGTGATCTGATGGCCAGAACTGATCCGTGGTTGGCGGAGCGGATGCGGGCGGACGCGCGAATCCGGCGCGGTGAGAAGAAGGTTTACGCCGGTGTCATCACAGCCATGACCATCTGGCTCGACACCGCCCGCCAACTCGTCCTCGGGCAGCCCGTCCCAGCGCTCACGGCCGCCGCCGACGATCCGATCCCCGACATCGACGCCGCCCAAGCATCATTCGCAGCGTGGGCCCGTGCCCTCGAGCAGCACGTCGAACCCGCCATCGCAGAAGCATTCGGTGAAGCATTCGCCGCCCAATCCCGGGCCGCCGACATCAGCCCAGTGCACTACCAAGAGCACCACATGGCCACCGTCCATGACCGACTGAAGATTTGGCCCGAAGGCGCATTCGAAGAACTGCGCCCCGAACTCTTGGAGGCGATGCAGCAGAACGAATCGATCGACGGACAGATCACCGACCGCATCGCACGCATCCTCGACATCGACGCACCCACCCGCCGTATCCGCGCTGACATCTCCGCTATTGACGCCGAGATCGCTGACCCCGAAACAGATCGCGAAGAGATCCCATTCCTGAAGGGGAAGCGGCTCAGCCTGTGGAATCAGCACGACGAATCTCAACAGCAGTGGCGTTGGCTCGCACGGCGTATCGCCCGCACCGAAATCCAGGGCGCCGTGGAGGGTGGGTCGCTGGCGTCTGCGCAGGCGACCGCCGAAGTGACTGGCCGGCCGATGTTCAAAGCGTGGCTGTCCACATCCGACGAACGAACCCGAGCGAGTCACAACGTCGCTGACGGGCAGATCGTGAAACTCGCCGAACCCTTCCGCGTCGGCACCGCACTCCTTAACCATCCCGCATTCCCCGGCGGCCCCGCACACGAGGTCATCAACTGCCGCTGCACAATGCGCATCCTCTCCGAGAGTGAAATGCAGCAAGAGCTGCAAGGCATGTGGGGTGGCCGCGGAGTCTCACCCATGGGCGCCCGACTCGGCCCCGACGACGAAGCCGACGCAGCGACAGCGATTGACCGCCTGAACCGCGAACGCCGCGGCGAAATCTTCGACCCCATAGAACGCACCGAACCCGACGTTCAAGACACCGTGAACGTCGACGACGACATTCAAGTAAACCCCGATCTGCTTGAACCCGACGACGAAGAGTTCACCACCCCACACGACGACATCCCCGACCTCGAGGACGAGATACCTGATGATGAACTTCACGTGGCAGACGAAGAACCGGACCTGGACTCTGACGACGAAGAGCTACCGGATGATGTTGACGACGAAAGAGATTCAACCGATCTCGTCGACAACGAAACCGAACCTGAAGACGATCAGCCAGACACTGATCCTGCCGACGAAGCTGACATCGACGAGGAAATAACCCCCGCGCCAGCACCAACCGAACCGGAAATCCTCGAACCGATCATCGAAACCGCGCCCGCGCCGGAACCGCTCGTCTTCGACAACCTCGACGACGCACACACCTGGGCATCACAAGCCTGGCCACTCAGCACCCGCTCCTTCGACAGAGACATTGCCCGCGCAGTCACCCTGTACACAGGCGACGGCCACCGATCAATGAACCGAGGACTCCGCGAAGGGGACCTAAGCACAATCTCCGGACGCGCATACCGATCCATCCGCGAAATGCGCACCGCAATCGACGAAGCACCACGAGTCCCCGAACCCGTTGACGTATTCCGGGAAGTGTCCGCCACACAAGCCTTCCAACTGCAACGAGGCGACGACCCAGCCACACTGCTCGGCAGAGCATTCACTGACCTGGGATTCATGTCCACATCGCTGACACAATCAACAGCAGGCGCCGCACACTCGTCCATGGAAGACGTAACGATCAGGATGACAGTTCCCGCTGGCTACGCCGCGATCTACGTCTCAGGGGCCGCAGGACAAGCGCCCAGCGAGATCCTCTCCCAATACGGGAACGCGGAAGCCGAACTGATTCTCAAGGATGGCACTACAATCGTGTTCACAGGAATCGAATTCGACCAAAACGGCCGGCTAATCTTGCAGGCCGAAGTCATCGACACCACGGAAGGGGAGTAGACGATGAGCGACAAGTTTCTGACCGACTACCCCCTGAAAGATGTCACCGTTGGTCGACGTTTCGGCGGCCGCCCCGAGGGTCCTGGTCGTTGGCAGCGCATCCCGCATCTCGGTGTCTTGTGGACTGACGACAAAGACGGATTGCAGCTCAGCCTGTTGAAGAGTGCTGACCATGCGGCTGCGAACGCATTGCGGCGCCGCATGGTGTTGATGGCTGTCGACGGCATGACTGCGACTGCAGCGTTCGATCTGATCGCCCGCGAGAACCGGACGCACATGATCATGCACGGTGATCTCGCGGACCGCAGCGACGACATCGTCTGGAACTGAATCTCGACTGCATACCAGTCGGGTTCACGCCGCTCCTCGATGGCGGTAGATACAGTTATCTGTGTCCACCGCTATTGAGGAGACTGCCGTGACTGCACCAACCACCCCAGCGGGGGAAAAGCCGCTACCCACCGGATGGCGCGGGCCAGTACTGCAATTGAACGTGCCATCAGGTGACATGCGGCAATTCATGCTCGCCGACGACGCCGAACCCGCGATCCGGCGACTGCCAATCGCATTGTCCGCACAAGACGAAATGTGGGAGAAGCACGAAGGCTCCCGCGTCGTCGGCCTCATCACCCGGGCGTGGGTCGAAGACGGATTCCTATGGGCCGAAGGACCACTGGACCTCGAGGACAAGTACGGCGCCGAGTACGCCCGCAAACTCCGTGACGGATTCGCGGGCTGGGTGTCCGCCGACCTGTCCGACATCTCACTCGAGGAAATCCCACTCCGCTCTGACAAATCCGAATGGGCGCCAGACGAACTCGCAGCCGCCTACACCGCATACGAAGACGGCACCGGCGAGCAGCCCGACGTGGCCGGCCAAATGCTCCGCGTCCACGAGTGGAAACTGATGGGCGTCACCGGTGTCTCATCGCCCGCATTCGAGTCGACGCGCATCCAACCTGTGTACGACGAGTTCGCTTCTGTAGCAGCGTCAGCGGCGCTCACCGCGGCAGCAGAACAACACGCGGGAGCGATGGTCGCGCTCGTACCCTCCGCCGAGGACTGCGCGCGCCTCGCAATCGACGGATACGAACCCGCCGACGTACTCCACACCACACTCGTGTTCCTCGGCAAGGCAGCCGACTGGACTCCCGAACACCGCGACCAACTCGAGCAAGCGATACGCGAACTCGACTTCACCGCCCCGCTCACCGGCTCGATCATGGGACACGCACAGTTCAACCCAGCAGGGGATGAGCCCTGCGCCGTGTACCTCGTCGAAGCGCCCGGGCTCAGCGCAACGCAACGCTGCACGTACGGCGCCATCGCCGACAACACCGACCTGCCACCGATCCCGGAACCGTACGACACGTTCCTGCCGCACATCACCGCAGGCTACGGACTCGATGTCAGCAAACTGACGGACGTCGGACCCATTCGTTTCGACCGGATCCGCTTATCCTTCGCCGACACCGACATCCGAGACATCTCCCTCGAACCCGTCACATCAGGCCTCGTCGCCAGTGCTGTCGTCTACGACGCCGCAGACTTCACCATGCCCGAATCCGATGAACTCACCGCCCTCACCGTCACCGACGACGGCCGCGTGTACGGGCATCTCGCACAAGCCGACTCATGCCACATCGGGTTCGCGGACGTCTGCGTCAGCCCACCCACCTCGCGCACCGGATACGCATACTTCCACCAAGGCGAAATCTCCACCAACGAAGGCCCACTCCCAGTCGGAAAGCTCACCCTCGGCACCGGCCACGCGGGCATGAAGCAAGCCGCGCGCGCCGCCGCCGCGCACTACGACAACACCGGCACCGCCGTCGCCATCGTCCGCTGCACCGACGGCTTATGGGGGCCATGGCTTTCCGGCCGCATCCTCCCCGGCGTCGACGATGACCGCGTCGCCGAGCTCCGCCGCTCCGGAGTGTCCGGAGACTGGCGCACCATCCAACGAGGATCCAACAATCTGGAACTCGTCGCGGTCCTTGCCGTCAATGTTCCAGGCTTTCCAGTCCCACGCACCCAAGCGCTCGCAGCATCCGGAATGCGATCCCTCATCGCAGCCGGCGTCCCACCAACACGAAAGCCCGAAGTTGAAACAGCAGAACCGATCACCGCGTCCGCAATCGCATCCCACGTCCGCGCGGAACTCCGTGCGTCTGCGGATCGAGAGAGCCGTCGCCAGACGGCTACCCAACGTGTCCGGGCAGCGCGCCTGGCAGCAGCTACTAGAAAGGCAGGACTGAACAATGGCATGTAATTGCGGTGGGGGAGCACGTCGCACGGTGCATCAGGTTCGTCGATCCGACGGCACCGTGAAGCGATACGCCACGGAAGCAGAGGCACGCGCCGCAGCCTCCCAACCCGGTGCCACATACACAAAGATCGAGCGCTGACACCAAGCTTCACCACTCATCCCCAACACACGGGATAGAGTGTGTCTATAGATCGCCGCTGGCTGTGGGCCGGGCACCAAGTGCCCGCATGACCCAGGAGGCCCACGGTGGACCCCATCACTCTCCAGAATCTGATCAACGCAGCACAGGGCGGCGTGGATGGCGCTGCTCCTGACGCGACCGCGACCGCCCCTGCTGATCCCGCGAAGGCTGTAGCCGAGTACCTCGCCGCGCACCCCGAAATCGATGTTGCCGCCCTGAAGGCTGAGGCCGTCAAGTCTTTCACCGAAATCAGTGCTACCGGTGCCGATTCCGACGATTCCATTGCCGCTGTCGAAGCCCTCGCCGACGTCATCGACGGCGTGAAGGTCGAGCAGGAACGCATCGACGCCGCAGGCGAAGTGAAGCGCACCCGTCTCGCTGAACTGTCCAACCGCGTCAAGGCCGCAACAGGTTCCGACGCACCAGAGGGTGAGGACAACGCTGATTCTGAGGCGACCACCGAAGCGGAGGCCGAGGTTGTTGCCGAAGCTGAAGCTGTTGCAGTGGACGCTGCAGGGGCTGACGCGAATGTGGATGCCGGTGCTCCCTCCGAGGCCGCTCCGGAGGCTGTCGCTGCGTCCGCTGCGAAACCCGTCCGCCGTGTACGCCTCGCCCAGATCCCCCGAAAGACGGTAGTCATGCCCGCTGACAAGGCCGATGAGGGTCCGAAGGTCACGATCCTCGCGTCCGCCGATGTTGCTGGCTTCGGTCAGGGACAGAGCCTGACCACATCCGACCTCGCACGCGCCGCGAACGTGAAGCTGCAGAGCTTCCCCGCCGGATATGTTCCGAACCAGGAACACACGGTCCCCGTTGCATCCATCTCGATCCCGTTCGAAGAGAACCTCACTGCGGACGGAAAGAACGATCAGGAAGCGATCGACTTCGCTGCCGACACAAGCCGACTGAAGGGCGGAAGCCTAGTTGCCGCCGGCGGCTGGTGCGCACCCTCCGAGACCTTGTTCGAGCTGGGCGGCGTCCTCGCCGATGCCGGTGCCGGTCTCATCGACCTGCCTGAGATCCAGGCCAAGCGCGGTGGTCTCCGCTTCACCGAGGGCCCCGACTACGCGGCAATCTACAACGACTCGTCGTTTGGGTTCATCCAGACTGAAACGCAGGCCATCGCAGGGTCCGGTTTCACCTCGGCTACCGGCGGCACCATCACTGGTACAGAGAAGCCGTTCTACCGAGTACCGTGCCCCGAGTTCACCGATGTCCGCGCTGAAGCGGTAGGTCTGGGTGTGGTGGCCGGCATTCTCGCGAACGACGCGTACCCGGAGGTCACTCAGGAAGTTGTCGAACACGGCCTGATCGCTCACGCGCACCGCATCAACACCCGCACCCTGAACCGTCAGCAGACACTCTCGGGTACTCCGATCACGCTGTCCCTCGGGCCGTCCGCGACCACGTCGGTACTCAACGCTCTCGACATCCAGATCACGGACTACCGATACGCAAACCGTATGGCGGACAACGCGGAACTGGAAGTGCCGATCCCGCTGTGGGCGAAGCCGGTGTTCCGCGCTGATCAGTCGGTGCGCAACGGATCGAACGTCACCGAAGCACTCGAGGTCACCGACGCGAAGATCGACGCATGGTTCAAGGCCCGCCACGCTGTACCGCGCTGGGTCTACGACTGGCAGGACGCGTTCTCCGGTGTGTCCGGAGGATTCGGTGCAGCGACACCGATCACCGCGTGGCCCACCACCATCGACGTGATGATCTACAAGGCCGGCACGTTCGTTCGTGCCCGCGGCGAGATCATCAACGTCTCCGCGATGTACGACACGGTCAACCTGAAGAAGAACGACTACCACGTCATCTTCATCGAGGAGAAGCTGCTCGTCATCAAGCGTCGTTGGAAGTCCCGCCTGGTGCGAATCCCGCTCGCAGTGAACGGCGCCGTCGGTGCCGCTCGTGAACTGGACGCCCAGGGCAAGATCATCGTCACCACCCCGTAGTCCATCGCCGGGCACACCTGCAGACTTCTGCGGTGTGCCCGGCGGTGTTCCACTGACCCCACAATCTTTTGGAGGCTACGGTGGCTGTCGCACCGGCTCTATACGTCGCAGCGCCGACGCTCACACCCTCACGATTCGGACTCGTCACCGCCGCAGATTTGGTGGTACCCGAGGACCGCCACTTCGTCAACGGTGTCCAGTTCGAAAGCAACCCATCAGGGCCCGCGAAACTCACCGCTGCGGAATGCCTGGAAACACCAGGACCTGACCGCACCGTCCCCGACGGCATCGAGGTTGTCGAAGCGGATCCGATCATCGTCTACAACGGATTCACCTGCCGCGCTGTCGGTGTCGACGAATCCGAAATGCTTGACCGTGCCCGCAAAGCCCTCACAGGTGGTGAATGGGCTGCTGTCGAGAAGGCGCTGCCGTTGATGACCGCGGACACCGACATCCTCACTACCGCGGCTGTCTCGTTGGTGAAGGGCATCGGTCTGCTCGAGGATCACCTCACTGAGCAGTACGGTGGCGTCGGTGTCATCCACGCACCACGGCATGTCGCAATGTTCGCTGCCGAGCGCCGGCAAATCGACGTCGAATCCGGCCGCAAGGTCACCGCACTCGGTACTCGTTGGTCATTCGGTAACTACCCGAACATCGACGTCGATGATGAACCAGCTGCAGTGGATACGGCTTGGCTCGTCGCGACCGGTGCCGTGCAAGTTCGCCGCAGCGAGGTCAAGCAGCGTCCCGCGGCGCTGGCCGACGCTCTTGATCGCCGTACCAACGAAATCTTCGCGATCGCTGAACGCACCTACGTCCCTTCCTGGGAAGCAGTACAAGCCGCCGTTCTCGTCAAACTCACAAGCAGCTAGGAGCACTGTTATGCCCACGATCATCCCCACCCCCGACAAGGTGCAGGAAGTTGCCCGCGCGCTTTTGGACGCGGCGGATTCCCCTGACGACGTGCGCACCGATACGTCGGGGACCGGTCTGGCGTTCGTTGTGTCCGATGAGCTCGCAACCAAAGTTGGTTTCGGCGATTACGACGACGATCCGGAGCCTCTTCCCGAGCCCGAGCCCGAGCCCGAGCCCGAGCCCGAGCCCGTCATGGAGACGCTGACCGAAACCGCTGAGCCTGAACCGGTGCCTGAGACGAAGACTCGCGCACCGCGCAAGACCGCAGCTAAGGACGCCTGATGGACGGGCGATCAACGCCGATGGTTCCGATGGCCGGCGCGAAACGTCTGTCGCTGATCCTGGCGTTGGTCGCCATGTTCACCGGCATCTCCTACGTCGGCCCCAGCTTCTGGGTCCGACGACCGCTCCCCGAAGGCCAGCTGTCACTGGTTGTGATCATCGAGTCCTGGGGCCCGGTATGGCCAGTGCTGTTCTTCCTCGCGACGGCAGTGGTCGCAGTATCCGCGATCTCCCGCCGCTACGTCGGCTACGCGCACTCTGTTGCCGCCGGCGTTTGGGGTTTCTACGGCACCGCTGTGCTCATGTCCGCCGTTTATTCGGAACCGCCCGCACCTATCCTCACCGGTGGGCTTGCGTTGGGTGCCACTTTGATTCACCTCGGGATGATCCGTGTGTGGTCTGACCTAGGGGTGAAATGAGTGAAACTGTCGGCATCGTCCTGGCTGCGATCAACGGTATCGGCATCATGATCGGTGGTGCGCTGACGGCCTGGAAGTCCGTCGCCACCACAAACGTTCGGACGTTGGAGCAGCGCCTCGACACCGTGGAAGAAGATCTGGAAATCGAGCGCGAGTTTTCCACCCACATGGCGCACTGGGGACATGCAGTGATGGTGGATGCCGCATCGCAGGGAATTACGCTGCCGGACATGCCGAGACGGAGGGCAGTCACATGACCGTGATCACTGAGGATTTCCGCCGCTTGGATGGGATTGCTCCGTTCCCGGCGGACTTGGCGTTTGTGTACTTCACGGTGTCACGTCGGCGCCAGAATGATGCGGGCACGTGGGTCGTGATGCCGGTAGAGGTGAAATGCCGTCTCGTGGCAGGGAAATTAACGTCGCCGTCGTTGGATCCGGGTGAAGCGACAGTCCGGATCGGTGCGCATGGCCCGGTGTACAAGATCATCATCCCTGAGGCCGGGCCGACTCGGTTGTGGCCACTGATCGAGCTGTACGAACCACCGGACCCGCCGGTGGTTTCCTTGGTGAAGCAGTACCGCGATGAGGTTGTGGAGTCGAAGGATTCGGCGATCCTGTCCGCGTTCCATGCGCAGCAGTCGGAGCAGGAAGCACGCCGGTTGGCGGAGGAAGCGGCCACCACCGTCACCGGTGTCGTCTCAATCGATGGCCAGCAGGGCGCGGTGACGAAAGCGGAACTTGGCATCAACCTGGTGGACAACACCCGCGACGCCGACAAACCGATCTCAACTGCAGTTGCCGCCCGACTGACGACAATTCTCGAGGAAATCGACGGCACCTTCGAGGACGTCAGCACCGCGCTGGCCACGAAGCAGAACGAGGCGCAGGTTCAGGCGATCGCCGTTGCTGTGGCGACAGCGAAGATCGCTGACATCATCGGCAACGCCCCGAACACTCTCGACACGGTGTACGAGCTGGCGGCCGCATTGGGTAATCAGCCGAACTTTGCCGCGGATGTACTCGCTGCGATTGCGCTGAAGGCGCCGCTCGCCTCACCGAACTTCTCCGGCTCACCAACCGTCGGCGGCATTTCTCTCGTCAAGGGTGATGACGCCAAACTGTACGACGCGCGTACTCCGCTGGCGCATGAACACTCCGCGGCGGGCATTACGTCCGGCACGCTGTCTGTTGCGCGAGGTGGCACCGGACGGGGCGATCTGGTCGATGGCTCTTTCATGAGGGGAGCCGGTGGAGCCGCAATCCAAATGCGGACACCTGCTCAAGTGCGTGACGATATCGGCGCCGGCACATCGAGTCTCACACTTGGGGCGACGAGCGCAACAGCGTTGCGTGGTGATGCACTTCGCGTGGTTTCGTCGTTCCCTGCTACCGGTGACGACGGTGTTCTGTACATGACAGTGGAGTGAGGCTATGCCGCTACGAACAATGGCTGTTGTGCCGGCCAACACGGCCGGGACCGGTGGCGCGCTCACCGACGTGACTGGAGTGAGCTATTCATCCCCGACAAACTCGTACAGCTCGAAGTATCACCTGTACGCCGGCAGCCTTGACTGGACGAAACCCGTTGGCCTGATGGTCCATTTCCACGGCGACGGCGCGTTCGAATACAACAATCCCGCCAGTTCGTGGATGCTCGGCGGCGCGAACGGTCTGATCGCGCAGGCTAAGGCGCGCAACATGATTCTGTTGGTGCCGTTGACGCCTGACGACGCTGTCGGTCGGTTCACGTGGTGGGCTTGGTACGGCAAGGAAGAGAATCCCCGCTACGCGAAAGACGTGATCGCGTACATTCTGGGCCGGTACAAGATCGACCGGAAACGTATCTGGCTGTCGGGATATTCCGGTGGCTCCCAGTTCATCACTCGATATCTGCTGCCGCACTTCGGTGTTGATCTTGGCATTGTGGGTGGTGGGTTCATCTGCTTCGCAGGTGGCCAAGCACCAGCTGCATCGTTCGAGCCGTACAACCCAGCGTTCAAAGCGGCGTGGCATTGCCGGTGGGTGGTCGGAGCACTCGACGACGGCACCGGATCAGGCGATGGCTTCAATGCGATCGCAGCCTCCAACGCCGGCACTGCTTGGTATGCCGGGCAAGGCTTCACAACCGAGGTCACGCAACTCGCTGGCCTGGGCCACGACCTCGACGGACTGTACGGGCCGCACACGGGAGCGGAGATCGACGCCCGGCCGGTGCCGAAGACGCTTGCAACTGTCATTGCTCTGCGCTACAACGGACAGATCGTCAAAGAAGCTCGCACCATGATCGACGGAGTCTTGACCCGGGTCTTTCCGCCCATCGTTCCGCCGAGCATTTCTGCTGATGTCAAGAGTTCATTGCCGTCGGTGACAGGTGCGGTAGTGAATAAGTCGGCATCACTACCCGGGGACCTGCTGATCTTGACCGGTGTCGTTGCTGGAGGAATAACAGTCACCACCCCGGCCGGGTGGACGGATGCGGGATCGGTGACCGGCACGGGCGTATCAGTGCCGCAGATCTTCACGTTCTACAAGATCGCGACGGCGGGAGAATTGGCAACCGTGACGGTGAACTTGAGTGGTGCTGCGTTGTCGGCATGGAGATGCGTCACCGTCAAGGACGCCGGCGCACTCTCGTACGGCGAACCCAATCGCCTCACGTCCGCGACAACACCCCACCTCTCCGGAGCCGGAACGACGGCAAAGTCGACACTGCTGATTCGGTACGTCGCATATTTCAACGGCAACGCGAGTGTTCGAGGAACCTATTCGTGGCCGGCCGACTCAGGAGTCACGGACACTGTGAACTCCGCTGCCAGTGGCTCGTTGCTGCTTGACCCAACCCTGGGGTTTGCGACGAAAACCGTTGCTGGCACGTCCTACCCGGCTCTCAGCGTGACGCCGACCGCGTCGAGAACCTACGCGGCGATCAATATGCGGATTGCACCGAAGTAGACGGGCAGGGGTTCATTCCTGCCCGCATCCCGCCCCACCTAGCGGACAGCGACTATCCTGACCTGTAGAGAGCTGCTGGCTGTGGGCCGAGCGAATTAACTCCCGCTCGGAGGCTCACATGCCCACCACCGTTTGGCCCAGTATCCGCTCACACGTCGTCCGCACCACCGACCTCGACAACTGCGGCGCCCCAGTCATCGGACCCAAGTCGACCATCGTGTCCAACGGCCACATCTCCATCAAGGTGTCGCCTCAGTACGAGGACGGTGAAGAGACCGCCCCGAAGAACGCCGCCGGCAAGATCGCATTCGTCGACAAGGCCGACGACGAACTGAAGTACCTGAACGTGGAGATCGCGTTTCTGAAGGTCGAGCCCGAACTGTTCAGCCAGGTCACCGGTCAGCCGATCGTTCTGGATTACGCCGGCAACGCGACCGGTATCCGGATCGGTGCGACAGTCAAAGCCAACTTCGGTCTCGAAACGTGGACCGATGTCCCCGGCACCGTGTGCGGTCCTGACGGGAAGCTGTACGGGTACGCGCTTCTCCCGTGGTTGAAGGGTGGCCGTCTCGGTGATTTCTCGTTCGAGAATGCGCTCGCGAACTTCACGATCACCGCACGGACTGAAGCGAACTCGCCGTGGGGTGTTGGGCCGTACGACGTGGTGTTGAACGCACCGGTTGCTCCCGCGACCGAGCCTGTCGCAGGTCCGCTGCTGACGCCAATCGCAGCGGATCAGCACATCCACATGGACCCCACTTCGATCATCTACCCGGCGCCGACCGCTGGCGCGGTTCCGTTGGCCCCTTAGGCCCCCTGTTGCCCGGCTTCTTGCCGGGCAACAACGCGCTCCCTGGCTAGCCCTCGGGGAGCGCGTGGGGAGTAGGGGCACCAACTACTTGTAGGAGATTGCTATGGCGTTCGTTGAGCGCACTGATTGGGTGAATTCACCTAAGCGGCCCCCGAAGCCTGGTGAGACTCCTGTCCGGGCAGCGGATATCAAACGGTGGGAACGCGGCATCGCCGCGGCCCATGAGGAGCTCGAGGGCCGCCTGTCGGAGGAGGGTATCGACGAGCGTGTGAGGGCTGTCGGAGACGGCACTTATGCCACGCCTTCGACGGTCGAATCTGCGGTCACTCCGAAGCTCGACAAGACGGAAGCGGCGGCGACTTACGCCACACCCGGGTCGGTGGCCACACAGGTACCGCCACTGGTCGCTGGTGCTATTGCAGCCGATCCGACCGTGGCCACCCAAGCAGCGACACTGGCCCAGTCGAGCGCTGGACTAGTCCACAAGAGTGACCCCGGAATTCCAAGCACGACACCAGCTCCGGGCGTGCTGGTGGCGATCACCGACGCGAGGGGCAAGCAGACCTTTCTCACAGCTGTCGATACAGACGGTGGCCCAACCGATCACAGTGCCAACCTCATTGGCTCCCGGATGACCAGCGCTCGACTGCCTGCGCAGACCAAGAGCGATATCGCCGCCGCTGCCGGTGGGCTTCTGGGAATTACGAAGGGTTCGGCCGAAAATGTGCTGTTCCCCGTCGTGGACCGCGCAGGCAAGCTCATGTGGCCCAGCGCCCGTGAATCAGACGGCGGCCCGCTCGACTACTGGGTGCAGCACCTCAAGGTCCGGCTCGGGCTTGCATTCGGTGCAGGTAGCTATATTCCTGAAATCACTGGCGCATCGCCGACCCGATCGTTGTACGTCAACGAGATGGTCTCCGGTAAGCGGACACTCGTCACCAATGTCGGCGACCCTCGAAACGCGCTCGTTGTTGCACCGGGCGTTGTCGTGTTCGACACCGACACGGGACAAAAGGCGTGGACTGTCGAGGCCGGACTTGTGGAGGTTCTTCCGCAATCAGGCTATGTCGTCGGAGTTGGTGACTCATTGACTGCTCATGGCGGTTGGCTGGCTCGAGTGGCAACACTGCTGTCGATGACCGCAGTAAACCTTGGCGTCGCTGGGCAGACGACTACTGAAATCGCCTTCCGGCAGGGCGGAACCGTTCCCTTGCTCACGGTGTCGGGCAACTCGATCCCCGCAACTGGTCCTGTCACAGTGACTGCACTCAACCCCACGGGCGCGTATCGCGACAGCGGCGGGGAAACGACGATCCCGTTCACGTTCGACGGCACTCTTGCCGGCGTGCCTGGAACGCTCACGGAAAACGGGCAACTGACCCCTGCCACGTGGACGTTCACGCGGACTACGGGCGGATCGGCAATCGCTTGCCCTCCCGGCACGCCGTTCTACGCCAGCCAGGGAGTCCCCCAACGCTCACGACTGCAGGTCATTTGGGCAGGGCGGAACAACACCTCGAAGCCTGACATCGCAATTCGCGACCTGAAGGCAATGGTTGCGAACCTTGCCACCGCGCAGAAGCGATATCTGGTGTGCAGCGTGACGAATGGCCAGGCCGAGCCTGTTGGCAGCGTCGGATATCAACGAGTCGCGACGATCAACGACATGCTCAAAGCCGAGTACGGGACCAGGTTTGTCGATGTGCGCCGATACCTGATCGACAACGGACTCACTGACGCTGGGCTCACGCCCACAACGGATGACACGACCGCGATCGCGGAAGACCGGATACCTCCGAGCCTGCATTCGGATCCGATTCACTTCACCACTGCTGGATACACGGCAGTCGGCAACTGCATCGCTGCCGCGATCACAAGCAAAGGATGGAACTAATGGCTGACGCACTGATTCTCCGCACTCCGGGCGCGATGACCACACCGGGAAACGCTCCACAACACGTCCATCCCCTGTTGAAAACCGGGGCCGTGCGCCGCTTCTATGCGGGCGCATCGCCCATCGCGGTCGGCGCACCCGTGCAGACATTGACCGACCTTCAAGGATCGGGATACGGATTGGCGGCGGCCAGCTCCGGCGTCGCACCGACAAGGCAGATCGACGGCGGTATCCATTTCATCAGGTTCGACGGAGTGGATGACCGCATGGACTCAGTGTCCGGACCTGCGCTCAACCAGCCAGTCACCGTGATGGTCCTGGGACGGTTCCACGCCGTTGCCGGTACTGCACAGCCGATCGTCAACCTGCACACGTCGCAGGGAGGGCGGTACGTCGGCATGAGTTCAGGCGGATTCCTTGCTGGTCAGTTCTCCACCACGGTCGTTTCTACGACGCCCATTGACTTCAACTGGCACATCTTCACCCTCGTCGCGAACGGTGCCAGCAGCGTCATCGGCCTGGACAACACGGAGACGACCGGAGATATGGGCACCTCTGGCACCGGGACAAGCATCACGATTGGACGCAACGGAGCGACGGGCTTCAGTCAGATTGATCTTTCCGAGGTCATTATCTGGCCTACCGCGTTGACGCTTGCTGAACGTCAGGCTGAGCGAAGCAACCTCGCCGCCGCGCACGGACTCGTTTGATCTACCAGGCCCAACGGGCGCAGTCGTCGCTGCAATACATCGAGCCCTGCGTCCGTATGCCCTCACCCGGGCCAATGGCAGCGTTGCACTGCTCGCAGCCCGTCGTGGCATAGGACGGCGCGGTGACTGGCTCGCGAACTTTCTGTGCTCGAACGGCAAAGACTACTGTGAAAAGAACAGTGCCGAGCCGAGAACGATAAGCAAGTCAGTCATTCGCGCATCATCCCATAGATCTACTTACCCCTCTGAGTACTTGAGGCCAAGTCGCTGAAGCGCCTGATGCGGCAACTCGCCAGTCTGATTCTCGTTCTCATGTAGAAGCACTCCAGCGATGCTGATGAGGCCTGAGCATAGCTCCCTGGCGCCATTGGGTTCGGCAAGAATTTGCTCCGCTTGGTCGAGGCCGAACTCAAACTTCCCGCCCTCACTCAGCCATGCGGTAAGTACAGCGAGAGCCTTGCGGACATTTTCATCGGAATCTGATGGTTCGTTGATCATGGGCAGAACGCTACATAATCTCGCGTTGCTCGTTCGTATACGCATGGCCGACAACCCAAGCCACCGTCCAGATTCACGAATTAGTTGCGTTGTAGATTTCGTCGTCAATACTCATGGGTATGCAGATGAATGAAGGAATGAAGTTACGTGAACAGCACGCAGCGAAGGGCGACCCGTACTGTGCCCACCTGGAGACCAGTAAGGAATACCATTTCGGCGGCGACACTGGCGACCGGCTCTGCAATGCGTGCGGCCACATCATGTAGACGCGACTGATCAACCCGCCCAGAATTGCTCACGCGACATTGCCCAGTCAGCGATGATGAGGTTACCGCTATCGTGGATGAAATAAGCGAAAGCGCCTCCGTATCGCTGACTGGGCACTACTCATGGCAACGATTCGGCTGCTTCTCGCGCTTCTCTGCACGTCGCAGCTCGGCTGCTGATTCTTCGAGGTCGGTGTGGCTGATTGCACGACCGATCCAGAATCCAGCAAACGTGCCAACGACGATCCAGGCAGCGACAATTCCGACAATCCACCACATAACTGAAAGTGTGCCACGGGTTGTCGGGTTTGGTTGGACCGTGGTCCAGTTTGAGCAGCAGGTTCACCCACGATTTCACCTGCCCGCTCTTGCTCACGCGGGACGGTTATTGGGTGAGTCTGCCTAGGTCTCGTTTCGATCACGGCCCAGTGGGTACATGATTCGCAGGCCGCGGCGGCCGGGGCAATCATGCGGCCTCGCAACCGTGCGGTTCAGGTTCTTGCAGGTTGAGCACACAGCCCACAGGCGCCGTTGTCGTTCGGGGGATCTTCCATGTCGGGGGATTTCACTTAAATGAACGATGCCCCCACTCCCATCGATGGGAGTGGGGGCCTTTGTCGTCATCCGCGTTGAGCACACAACGTGGAGACCCACTATCTGTGCGGCGAACCTCGCGTCCGATATCGCCACGACACTTATGTAACCGGTGGGATCGAATCCGAAACTCGCCCATTATCGTGGGTGGTGTCTGCCAGCCCGGGCGGGGCGGGCTGGCAGACACAGAGGTTAGGCGTCCCTCTCAATACCGTCCAACGAACTAACCTCGCGGCATGAAACTACCCTGAAGTACGGCGGCACACCTCTTAAGGACCGGTCGTTTTTTGGCAGGCCTCAGGTGCAAGAACACCTTCTGTGGGCGACGCCGGCGACCAAATGTGATCGAATCCGAAATTCGCACAGAATTGCTCAAAAAGCATCCAAGCTAATAACGAGATGGCGGCTTGCGGGCCTGTCGGAAACAGGATAAAAGTTAGGCAAGCCCCGCCGACCGGGATGGGAGTCGCTGCCGGCGGGGCCTGGCACCCTTCAGCGGAACTGACTGTTCAATTCTCGAATCAGGGGCGCGATAAAAGTACCGGCGGTAACTTAGCCTCGCTACTTACGTACCAGTAGTCACGAACCCCCAACCTCATTTGCGAGGTTGGGGGTTCGTTGTCATCCGCGTTGAGCACACAGCGCGGCGACCCACTATCCGCGTCGGGATTCACCCCCTCATGCCGAATCCCTGCATAGAAACGGTAAGGCGGTGCGGGGACTCATGTCCCGCTTCCGTGCACTTTCACCCCCGATTTCACCCGCCCAGAATTGCTCACTATGCCCCGCACCTGATCCGTCAGGTGCGGGGCGTTTTGGGGTTCTCCGACCGAAAAGTCGGTTCCGATGATGGTCGAAGTTTGAGGCATGCGATGATTCCCGGACCGTAGATACGCCTGAACCAGTCAGTTCGATCTAGTGAGGAGATGCAGAGATGCCCCCGAGTCCAGCACAGCTGAGACCTGGAGTTGTGCTAGGCCTCCCTCCAGCAGTGGCAGTTGGAGCGCCCTTTGCTGCCTGTCATCGCAAAGTTGTTGAGGGATTCGCTTCATCTGATTTGACTAGTGGATGTACAGTAGGTTCAGTGATGAAGTTTTGACTTCATCCCACAGGTCCACGGTATTGATGGCAGGGTCAAAGCTGACCCTGTACGGTGCAATCGGTGATGGAGGGGTGTGCGATGCTGATGTGTTTCTTCGCCGACTCGACATGCGCGTCAAGGTCAAGTTTCAAGCTCGATTTGAGCGCCTGACCGAAGTTGGATACCTGCGGAGTCCGGACGAGATGCGGAACCTCCAGGTGCCCGGGAGTCCTGATGTCCACGAGATCAAGGTTCACCATGGACCGGGATATCGCCTGTACATCATCCGGCTTGGAATCGACTGGATTGCTACACATGGCTGCGAGAAGCCCAAGAACAAGCATGTCCCAGCGCAAGCTGAGAAAGCCCGTGATATTGAAAAGGCGGCAAAAGCGTGAGTACGTGGTTTGAGAGCACACCCGAGTCTGAAGCACTGCTGGCAGAGGAACGACTAGTCTTGGCTGCCACCGAACTGGTGTACGAGGCAATGGAAAAGCGTGGGGTGAGCAAAAAGGAACTTGCCCAACGTCTCAACATTCGACCAACAGAGATTAGCCAGCGCCTAAAAGGCACGCGCAACATGACTCTGCGCTCTCTTGCCGCGATGCTGCACCAACTAGACGCCTCAGTTGACCTCAGCTTGTGCATTCAGGGTTCTGAACCAGCGCGGTCGAATATTCGTCAGACGTCGCAAGTCTCTGGGAACGTCGGTGCCCAATACACACGGCGGCCTCCGTTGCGAGCGATCAGCGGCGCCGCCGCATGAGTTTGATCAGTTCGGGAGAAGCGCGAGAGCATGCGAGTCGCGTTATGTCCCAAATTGCTGGTATTCACGGCGTCTTTACGAATGACATTCGGGCCGAGGCGCACCATCCTCCGCTTGACGGGCCATTCATTCTTGAGAACAACGTAAACGTCATGGGTCAATTGTCTGGTGATGAAATGTTGGTGACTGCCCGATATGTGGTTACCGCCACTACTGACGATGAGGATTATCCCGAGACGGCATGGACCGTTGACTTCAAGACAATTGGAGTCTGGGAACTCAATTCTGATGCTGAGGGAATTTCACACGAGGCACTGCAAAGTTTCGCGCTTGGCTATGGTGTCACCACATTGCATCCATACGCGCGCGAAACAGTCCAGAATTTGACTGGCCGACTCGGATATCCTGGAGCGACAATTGAGATTCTATTGAGCCCCATGATGGGGGAAGAAGACATCGAAATTGCAGATCCGGACACCTTCGAGGCGAGTTAGATAGAGTTCGCTGTCACGCGTGCAGCCTCAACTTTGAAAGCTTGAGGCTTTGCTGTCGATGTGGGTCGGGAGTGACTCACTATGCCCCGCCCCGATCCCGTCAGGCGCGGGGCATTTTGTGTGTTGAGGCGGGGAAAAGCTCACCGGCGCATGCGGTGGACGCGGTACGCCGGTGAGCTATGCGCACCGAGCCGGTGAGCGGTGCGCAGTTTTGGGGCCCACCCCCGGCGAGTGACAGCCGGAAGGCGGGCCGTGAGTGGCACTCCATGCGTGTGAGATCGCCACGACAGGTATGTAGCCGATTGGATCGAGTCCGAAACCCTGCCCAGAATTTCTCACGAGCGGCCGTTTAACCCCGCATGAGATCTATCCACGCTGAAAAAGTCCATGACTCATCGGAAACCTGCTTTTCCAGGAGGCATTTAGGCGGTCGGGGTCGCCGTGAGGTGAGCGTCTGGTGCGCCCATATGTGCGCATCGCGGTCTTTGTAAAATTCTCCGCGTGCGAGTACGGCTCCGTCCGATCCGTCGAGAATTCTGTACCTAGACATGTAAACCCTGAAGTCTCCACTCAGCTTTGCTATGCGAATCGCCCTGGGCTGCTTCACAAGTTGCTCGCTATGACCGATTTCGATTGGTCAAGGCCGGGGCGTTGTGCGTTGGGTGGACCCGCCGACGCCAAACCTGTGAGCGGGCGCCGGCGGGTGCACATCGCCTTCCGATGCGATGCACTTTCCCCTTCGTCCATCTTCTGGCTGTGACCGCACGAGAAGGTGGACCTCCTGCGGCGTACCACTTTCCCGTGATCTCAGCGCCGCACCACCGGCATACCCAAACGGTGAACCTCAAACACGGATTCTGTCCCGCATGTGAGTGTTCAAGGTGGCCTGCCGGGCTGGGGGTTGTGTATCCAACCCGGCAAGCCGAAGCGGCCCACCGGAAAGGTCGGGGGAACATTCCGGGGAGCCAATCACCTACTGCCCGAGTTGGTTGAACCGTAAACCGTTCGTGGTGCAGTTCACATGACCGTCCCGCTTCGGACTGCTCTGAAGCGGGACTCAGCTCGTTTCGGTAGATACTGTCATCTGTACCTACCGAAACAATTGGAGACATTGTGAGCGCAGCATTCGAATGGCCAGTTCAGTCGTCAGCGAAAGAATGGGGCGAAGCGTCGGCGGCCGACAAAGAGGCGATGGGGGAGTTGGCGACCAGCAACCTCTGGGCCCTGACGGGTCGTGTGTTCGGGCTGCGGGAAGTGACGGTCCGGCCGTGCTTCAGCCCGACGGACTACTCCACCTACCGCGGCCGGTCCGGCGCCGATTGGTTCCCTGGGTTGGTGTCCGGTTCGTGGATGCCCGGTTCGTGTGGTTGCGTCGACGGCTGCAACCATCCATCCGAAGTCGCGTTGCCGGGGCCCGTGCATTCCATCGTCTCCGTGACGGTCGACGGCGACACCCTCGATCCGAGTGCTTACCGGATCCGCAACAGTCGCTGGCTCATCCGCATCGACGGGGGAGTGTGGCCGCAAAACCAGAACCTCGCCGTCGCCGACGACGCGGAAGGTGCGTTCACTGTCACCTACAAGCAGGGCATTGAGGTGCCACTTGCCGGGCAGTTGGCTGCTGGCGATCTCGCTGTGGAGTTCCTTCGCGCCCGCAAGGGTGGCCGGTGCAAGATGCCGGACCGTGCACAACACGTCGCCAGGCAGGGCGTGGACATTCAGCTGGTTGATGCGGCTGTGCTGTTCGAGCAGGGTCTTACTGGTGTCTCGTCAGTGGATCAGTGGATAGCCGCCTGCAATCCGCACAAGCTGCGGTCCAGGTCGCGCGTGCATTCGGTGGATGCTCCTCGAGTGGCGAGGTTCCGCTGATGGACGTCTACGGCAAAGCGACCCTGCTGCTGAACGAACTCACCTCACGATTGGAATCGACGCGCGCCGGTCAGGTCGAGTGGGCGGCAGTGCATCCAGGAGACATGGTGCCCGCATACGGATGTGAGACAGCGTTCGTGCGACCTGGACAGATCTGGCCAACAGCCGCGTTCCCGGCAGCGTTGAATCCAGCGCAGATGGATCTGTCACAGCCAGTGTCATACGTGGCGGACCTCGAGATTGTGGTCTTCCGCTGCTACCAGAACACCAACGACAATTCGATGCCCGAACTGTACGAGCTGGATTCCCTCGCCCGTGATGCCCTCGACGATGCGCGGGCAATGATGCGGGCCGTGCAGTGCGCATTCGATCGTGGAACACAATTCTTCTGCGGCCCGTGGATTCCGCGCGGCCCATCCGGTGGCATTCATGGTGGGTCGATGACGGTCACGGTCGGTGTCGAATTGTGGTGCCACTGCGACACAGTGATCCCCGAGTTCGATTCGGTGTTCGCACCTATAGAAGGCGATCCACACATCACATGAAAATCGTTACACACAGTGCAACTGTGTCCACCGTATGATCTGCGGTATGACAACTGTGCATGTTCGAGCGAACCAAACCACAGTCGATTGGGCGGAGGGCGCCGAGTTCGTATGCGAGCGCACTCCGTTCGTCGACAACCTCATCCAACACGGAGGACTCACCGAACTCGAGGGCATCGACGCACCCGATGCCTTCGAAACGGACCGAGACCTCGCATACGAGAAGTACGCGGAAGCCTCACACGAGATCGACGTCGCCTACTCGAATGTCGATTCATCCGCTGAGGATCGCCGTCGGGCGGAACTCGCGCTCGAGGAGGCGCAGAAGAATGCCGCATCGTCGCAGAAGGATCTGACCGAAACCCGATCGGACGCCGCTGACACCATCGCCGAGTTGAACGCTGACCTCGACACCGAACCGCCGAAGCCCCCGCGCACTCGGAGAAAGACCACCTAATGCCTGCCCATGTGGTGATGTATCGGGAACGTATGGAGCAAGGCCTAGCCCACGATGCCGTCGCCAGAATGGACGACATCGGCCGGCAAGTCGTCAACTTCGCGCGCATCGGCTGCAACGTCGACACCGGACAATTGCGGTCCTCGATCACGCACCACGTCACCCTGGCCGGAACCTCCGCGAAGTTGCGTGTCGGCTCCCCACTCGAGCGCGCCCGCTACATCCACGAGGGCACCGGCATCTACGGGCCGAAGGGCAAACCGATCGTGCCGGTGACCGCGAAAGCACTGAAGTTCCCGACCCCGAAATCAATTGGCCCACTACGTCGCGGCGGCTCCCGCCGTCCCGGTGGGTTCGTGTTCGCGAAGTCCGTCAAAGGTATCCAACCGAACCCGTTCCTCACCGACGCACTGAAAAAAGTCCTCGGCTCCACCAACGTCACCGTCCGCCCCGTCACCAACTAAGGAATCATCAATGCCTCCACGCACCCGCAAGACAGCAGTCAAGCCCTCACAGGCCGACGGCAACCCCACAATCGACGAGGTCGAATCAGCAGTCGACGTCCTCGAAGCCACCGATGCGGAGCTCGACGAACTCGCCCTCGTAGACGACGAAGACAACCCCATCCCAGAAGAACTGCAGTTCACCACCAAAGGCCGAACCGCACCAGTACGAGACAAGTCCGACGCCGAGGTACTGTCCGTCGACGATGTCGAACTGATCGCGTTCCGCCCCGAACCAGCAGCGTGGAACCTGCTGATCGGTGCAATGTCGAAGTCCTCCAACGCCGCTGACAAAGCTCATGCTGTGTGGCGGCTGATCACGCACGTCTTCGATGACGGATCGCTGATGTACATCGAAGACCGATTGATGGCCGCTGGTGACGATTTCGATCAGGAGATCCTTGAGAAAATCGTGCTGGCATTGATCGACCGTTGGACCCCGCAGTTGAACCGTGCGCAGCGCCGTAAGGCTGCTGAGCGAAGTCGCCGATAGCCGGTGGCTGAACCGTGGGGATTCGACCCCACCGCGTGGGTTTTGGATGGCCGGGTCATGCATGTGACCCGGCCTCCGCTCGTTCAACTTGTCAGCCTCCTGATGGCACACACACCGATTCATGTTGTGTTCGGATCGCTACGCGACGCAGAAGACGAGCAGTACTTGTACGAACAGGTCCTCGATTTCGAATCACCCGTCGGCAATGACCTTCTCAACGACGTCGCTGACCATCTCGTTCAAGCGTGGTTCGGGATGCCACGGTGGACCGTCCAAGAAATCTGGTGGCGCGTCCTTGGTGTCTGGCCAGAAGTGGACGGCGAACTGCAGATGCGTGGAGTCGACCTCATCTCCCTACCGCCAGCCCGCGCCACGAACACCGCGAAAGCTGTTCTTACAAAGCAAGTCGCGGGGGACAAAGATCGAGCAGCTGAGTTGCAGCGAGACTTCATCACTGAACCGCCGCGCATCGTCCTGCGCCATCGGACAGAGGAAACGACACCCGAAGCCGTCGAAGCGGAAGGCTTCGACTTCATGGCTGCCCTCGAGTTGGCGAAGCAACATCAGCGGTGACTTTCCGCTAAACCTGTCAGGTGCAGATACCCTGCATATAGAACTTGTCGCTGGCTGTGGGCCGGGCATCACCTCTTGTGTGATCCCGAGGAGCCTCCGGCGTGACAGCCCCGTACGCAAAAGCCGTAGTCGAAGCGGAACTTCGGTGGGGCGACGTCGGCACCGAGTTCGAGCGTCGGGTTCGAGTTGCCGCTGAGAAAGCGACGAAGGCAGCGCAGAAGCATTTCGACCGGATCAAACTTGCCGCGAAGGTCGATCTCAATCCGAATGTCGTTGAGTTCCGTCGAGCTGTCCGCGCGATTAAGGGCGTCCAAGCTGACGTCGGATTGCGCGTCACTAAGTCGGAAGTCAACAGGTTCAGTGCCGAACTGAACGCTCTGCTCGCGAAAAAGAAGTTCATCGCACACGTGCAACCAGTGCTTGATGAAGCGTCTTTCAGAGAGCGGATGAAGTCTTTGCCGGATGGCAGAGTCAACATCAATCTCAACGTCACTGCTGGCGAGATCAGACGATTCGTGCAGTGGCTGAAGACAAAGCTAGCTACCGAAAACATCACCGTCCCTGTGAACTTGCACATGGACGAGGCTGCCTATCGCGCCCGACTCGCGCTACTGACAGCGCCGGTTACGCAGACCGTGAACATAGTCACGCAGGGTAGCGGCGCCGGGAACTCTTCATCGACGCAACACAACAACCGGCTGGCAATGTCGCTGAGTCGGGTCGCGACATCGGGGCTGAAGATCGCGGGTATCTCCGCGTTGATCGGCGCGATCGGTGGTGCGGCTGGTATCGCGGCCGGCGCTGTCGGCGCGTTGGTCGCAGGTTTGGGTGCTGTCGGTGTCGCTGGCGCGGCTGGTTTGGCGACGACGTTGGTCGGCATGAAAGGCATCGGGGACGCGTTCTCCGCGTTCAGTGCCGAGACCGAGTCCGCGGCGTCTGATGCGGAAGCGCAGGCGAAGAAAGTCGCATCTGCACGTAAAGGTGTGGAGTCTGCGAACCGCGGCGTGGAGTCAGCGAATCGTGGCCTCGAATCGGCCGAGAAAACTGTTGCACGAGCGAACAAGGATTCGCAACGGGCACAGGAGGATTTGTCGCAGGCTCGCGAGGACGCGGTCCGTCAGATCGAGGACCTGAACTTCGCACTCAAAGGCACCGCGATCGATGAGCGTGACGCAGAGTTGGCGCTCGCTCGCGCACGGGAAGCGTACGACCAGACGTTCGCTGACCCGGCAGCGTCGGCCCTGGACCGCGCTGATGCGGCTCTCGGTGTCGATAAGGCGTTGCGTCGGCAAGAAGAAACGATGCGCCGCAACGCAGACATCGAGAAGGACGCACGGGAAGCGAACGAGAAGGGCGTCGAGCAGTCCGATCGGGTTGTCGAGGCGAAAGAGAAAGTCGCTGACGCAGCGGATCGTGTTACTGATGCCGAGCAGGGCATGGCGGATGCGCAACGCGGTGTCGCTGACGCGCAGGACGCTGTTGCGGAAGCGCAGGTGAATCTTGAGGATGCGCTGACTGATACGTCGAGCGCTGCGGATAAGACGGCGCAGGCGTTGGCGAAGTTGTCGCCGAATGCGCGGTCGTTTGTGTTGGCGATGCGTGAACTCGGTCCGGCTTGGACTGAGGTTCGTAAAGCAGTTCAGGACAACATGTTCGCTGGACTGGACGTGGCGTTCACGGACCTCGCGACGACGTCGATGCCGATGCTTAAAGAAGGCATGGGGCAGGTCGGCACATCTATCAACGGTGCGGCGAAGGAGTTCGCGGCGTTCTGGGGATCAGCCGGCGCGCAGGACAGTTTGAAGAACATTTTCGCTGGTACCGCCGATCTGATCACGGCAATGCAGCCAGGGCTGGCGGCGTTGACGACCGGCATCCTCGACATCGGTAATGCTGCAGCGCCGGTGATGGGGCAGCTCGGTGATTCACTCGGCAACCTGCTGGGAAGTATCGGTGAGGCTTTCACCGAAGCATTCGCGGACGGTTCGTTGACGGAACTGATCGGTCACTTCTCCACGATGATGGACGGTCTCGGTGGTGGCCTGAATGCGCTGCTCGGCGGGCTGATCGATTTCGGGAACATCGTCGGCCCCATCCTCGGGCCACTACTGCAAACGCTCGGTGAGTCGATTGCGATGCTCGCACCTTCCCTGGGACAGCTCGGGTTGGTGTTTGGTGAGGCATTGATCGACGTCTTACCTGTTCTGTCGGAGTTCATTTCGATGCTCGCTGATGGGCTCACTCCAGTGATGCCCGTCCTGTCGAAACTGCTGCGCTCGTTGATGGAAGCTCTCGCGCCATTGATCGAACCGCTGTCCGAGATCCTGCAGACGATTGGTACCGCGCTTGTCGGTGCAATCGATGCCCTTGCACCTGCCATCGGCCCACTGGGTGATGCGTTCTCGTCGCTGGTCACGGCGTTGGCTCCGATTCTGCCGCACCTCGCGAAGATGATCGCGATGCTCGTCGGGGCGTTGGCGCCGGCGTTGACGAAGATTTTTGATGCGTTCGCGCCGGTGATCGAGCAGTTGGTCGATCAGATGGCTCCGATCATCGAGCAGATGGCGCCAATCCTCGCTGAGGTGGCACTGGCTTTGGGTGACGCGATCGTGAAGGCCCTCGAGGCGCTTGCGCCGTTGCTGCCGACGATCGTTGATTCGTTCTCGCAGATCGTGTTGGCGATCGCGCCGTTCATTCCTCAGTTGATTGAGATTGCGGCGGAACTGCTGCCGAAGTTGATCGATGTGATCGTGTGGTTGGTCAACAACATTCTGCCGCCGATGACGCAGGCGATCACGTGGTTGGCGGAGAAGGTTCTGCCTGTCGTGATCGAAGGTATTCGGGAGTTCGCCCGAGTGTGGGGCGAACGTCTCGAAAACGCCAAAGAGGCGATGCAGCGGGCGAAAGAGTTCCTGTCCGAAAAGTTCGAAAACATCAAGACAGCCCTGTCCACTCTGAAGGACTTCTTCGGAACCATCGTCGATGGAATCGGAACCATCTGGGATGGACTCAAGGCCAAAGTCGCAGAACCAATCAACTTCATCATCGACACAGTGCTCAACAACGGACTCGGGAAGGCATGGAACGCGGTCCACTCGATTCTTGGCCTTCCAGCGTGGCCAACTATCGACCCAATAGGTGAGGTAGGCGGCAAGGGCGCAGGCACAGATCGCATCTACCGTCGTGACGGAGGTGCCGTCTTCGGCGCAGGTGGGCCCCGCGACGACAAGATCCCGGCGTGGCTGTCCAACAACGAGCATGTGTGGACTGCAGCAGAAGTCAACGCGGCCGGCGGCCATTCTGCGGTGGAACGGATACGGCACGGTGTCCTCGCAGGGAACTACCGCGACGGTGGGAAGGTCGTTGGAGGAAAGGGGCCGGCGCGCTTCGCTATTGGTGGCGGTGTGATGTTCGGGTCCGATGCCGACACGTGGATGTCCGACGTCATCCAGAACACCTTCCCAGAAGTGACAGTTACGTCGGCTCTCCGCCCAGGACACTCCGGATTCCATGGGCGCGGTCAGGCCGTCGACATCGATGGCCCGAACAAGCAGCAGTACGCGAACTGGATCTACGAGGCATACCCACAGTCTTCACAGCTGATCTGGGGTCCGGGTCCGCTGCTCTACAACGTTGGCGGTCAGTCGATCACCGATCAGAACCAGCTCGCCAACCAGGTGTACGCGGGCGACCTCCCCGGCCACTTCGATCACGTTCACTGGGCCAACTCGGCACCGCTCGGCGATCTGTCGGAGGACCAAAAGAAGTCGTTGTGGGACCGCGTGAAAGACCTTGGGGGAGCTGTCGTCAACAGTGGCCGCAACATGGCCGCCAACCTGTTTGAGGCGCCGGTCAAGGCGCTTCGATCGCAAATTCCAAACTTCGACGGGCTGGGTGCGTTCGGTCAAATCCCACTGGCTATGTACGACAAATTGTCTGAGGCCGCCCTCAACATGGTTCGCGGAAAGTCTCAGAGTGTCGGCGGCGGTGGAGATGTCCCGTACGACAAGAGCTCCGGTGCCGAGCAGTGGCGCCCACTCGTTGAAAAGCTCTTCGACGAGAAGGGCATCGACCGCTCGTTGGTCGACAAGTACCTGTACCAAATTCAACGAGAGTCCGGCGGTAACCCGAACGCGATCAACGACTGGGATATCAACGCCCAGAACGGTGTTCCATCGAAGGGCCTCGCCCAGGTTATCGACCCAACCTTCGCCTCGTTCAAGGATCCTGGTTTCGACAACATCTGGGATCCCGAATCGAACCTCCGCGCGTCGCTGAACTACCTGCTTCGTGATCCGAAGTTCGGCGGTCAGGGCGTCGCAGTATTGACAGGCGGGGGCTATGACCAGGGTGGTATCGCGAACGGTATCGGTCTGATGCCGAAGTACACGATCAAGCCTGAGCGTGTCCTGTCACCGGAGATGACGCCGATCTTCGAGGATTTCGTGAAGGTTCTCGAGCGGCCGGACTTCATCGAGATTCTGCGTCAGATGCCGAACAACGGTGCCACGAACGCCGCGGCAACTGCAGCTGCAGCTACGTCGGGTCCGTCGACGGCGTTCGATCCGAACAACACCGGATATGACGACACGTTCTACAACGACACTGTTGCGCGCGGCGGCAAGGAAGGCGCTGATGCGTGGTTGGCGCGGCAGGACTTCGGCCCGCAGATCCGGACCTGGGGCATCAATGCGATGAAGGAAATCGGTGGCGAGTTCGCGTCCCCGCTGGGCCTGGAGCGGCGTTGGGGTGAGGCAGTCGATCAGGGCGCCGCGAACTACATGCGCACCTCGAGCGGTGGCGGCGACACCTACAACATCACGCAGGAGTTCCACGGCTACAACGGAACACCGCAACAGTTCGCTGCCGAGATGGAACGCGCCGCCCGCCAGGGCCTATCCACGCTGACGCCGGTCTAGAGGGAATGGATATCAATGACCACTTGCGATCCCGATTTCAACGGCGGTTTCCCAGTCCTGCTGATCATGCGGGACTTCGACCCGACGAGTCCGACGTTCGAGCAGGACTTGGTGTCGGTGCCGATCTTCGGACCGGACTTTGTCGGGCAGGGCATTTCGCTGCTCGAGGGGTACTCGGGTTTCTATCACACACCGATCACCCAGGTCCGGGAGAATCACGCCTACCAGGCGGGCTCAACCCCGAGTGACTATCCGCGCGTTGAGGAACGGATCCTCGACTGCGATATCGGTGTACAGGGCCGCAACTGGACCGAGTTCATGCAAGTCGAAACGCTGCTGTGGAAGATCATGAAACCACCGAAGGGGAAGCGCCCCGACTTCGTGATCCGCATGTACTTCGGTCCCGGCGAGGATGATTGGCGCGAGATCACCGTTCGACTCGAGCGGACCCCGAAGGACCAGTTCAAACTCGGCCCCGGCCTGACGACGAAGTTCAAGTGGTCACTGACCCTGCTGGCGTGCGACCCCTACTGGTATTCGCGGACGCTGCAGGACACCGTCACGTTCGATACGGGTAGCGGGTCGGGTGCGAATCGGATCAGTCAGCGGACGTTGCTGATCGACAATCTCGCGGATCAGGAATGCTGGCTCGAGTACGCCTCGAGCGAGCTGACTACGTCGTCGACGTTCACGCTGCCGGACGCGTTGGGTGTGTACCCGAAGTGGCATACCTCGGCAGGTCAGCGGATCTTCTTGGAGTTTCCGCCGCTGGGGGTGGGGAAGTCGTTTCACGTTCAGACGAACCCGCTGCAGATCGCGCTCGAGGCGATGGACGACAGTCAGGAAGTCGCAAATTTGCAGGGCGACTTCAATAACTCGCTGCCACCACACACTGTCGGCGCCGAACTTCCGGTGACGCTGAAGGGCGGCACCGCGCAAACGCAACTCAGTGTGTTCGCCGTACAGCAGTGGGACCGCTTTTTTGGTGGTGAAGCACTGTGAACTCAATTCCGGTACACACAGATAACTCTTTGCACCGTATCGGCGGTGATTGCTGATGGCTGATCTGATGACCCCTGACGAGGTCCGGCGAATAATCCGTCAACGCACCATCGAACGCATCTCCATCATGCGCGCGCGCCCGAAGATCACTCTCTACGACAAGAACTGGCGCAACCCTGTCCCGATCTTGGGTGAAGTCGCAGCGTCGTTCGAGGAGAAGCTGAACGACACCGGCGAGGGAAACCTCACGCTGTTCGGCAATCACAAAGTCCGCGAATGGGTCATCGAAGAACTCGAAGACGACGAGGACCTTCACATCCGCGTGCAGATGGCCGGCAAGGAGTGGACTGGTAAGGCGTCGGAGATCACGAACCGCGGCGACGAGCAGGGTTTCGAGTACATCGAAATCAAGTTCCTCCATGAGTACGAGCACTGCAAAAAAATAATTTGCTACTCAAATCCTGCCCTCCCAGCAGAGCTGCAAGCCCCCAAGATTTGGTCGTATGCGGGGTCGTCTGTGCGTGGAATCAAGTCTCTGATTTTCCTGAACCTACGGCGGCGCTTCGGACCTCTGTGGGGTTTGCCGGAAGACCTGTTCGATCCGTCGTCGTGGTTGGCGAATCTGAACCCGGCGAACTGGCCGATTGTTGTCCTCCCGAGTGTCGGGTTCTTCAGCGACACATCGATGTGGCAGGTCATCACCACACGCTTCGGGAACCTGCACGACGTCATTGCACCGTGTCTCGCACTGGCCGGCCTGCAGGTGGTCGTGAAGCGCTGGTTCCCGGGCATGCCGCAGCCTGCGCCGGACCACTTCATCTTGACGGAATCGACACTCACGATCGACGTCGTCGATAAGTCGGGGTACCGCGGCAAGGCCGGAAACATTATCGACGGACTGACACATCTCGTCACGGGCATCGCGGACGATCTGATCAATCAGGTTGTCACCGCGGTTGTGGGCGCCCCGAACCCGGCGAAGTACTCGTTGTCCGGGTTCCTGGGCACGGATCCGGAGCGGCCGTTCGTGACGTGGCGCAACGCCCAGCGGACTGGCGTCTCGGGAATTGGGCAGTGGCAGGCGACAGTTCACAAGGCGTTGGCTGGCGCAATTGTCACTGGCGGTCACTCACCGGACTATATAAACGCTGGCCTGAAGCTCATCGCGAATGCAATTTTGGGATACATCGGCGCGATGTTCGGTAACGCCGGACTCGCGCTGGGCATCTTCGACTCTGTCATTGAGGACGTCGTATTGGCGTTCCATCGGATGGCGAATCCGGTACGGCAGAACAGGATGGGCATTCGTGGTCCGGGTTACGGCGAGTGGTGGGAAGCATCCGGTGGTACCGGTGCATCACTGTCCGCACTGCAAGCGATCCAGACGGGCTTCGACAAGACGAAGGCGTACCGCTCCTACCAGGTGTCGGTGGTCAACTTCGCACCGTGGCGCGTCGGTGAGCATTTCGATCTCGGCGACCGCACCGCGGTGGAGATCGGTAAGCGCGGCACCTACTACATCGACCACGTGTACGGGTTGAAGCTGTCGTGGGGTCGCGACCAGGATCCGCGATACGACATCGCGATTGGCGATGACCGGCGCGAACAAACACCGGGTGCGATGCTGTCCCGCCAAGTTGAGGGCCTGAAGGCGATGCTGCAATCCATCGGTGTCGCAAGCTGAGGACAGTAGCAGTAGATACAGTTGTCAGTATCTACCGGAAAAGGAGGTGCTGTGGCGAAGGCTGATAAGGACGGCATCGTCCGCGACAGGCGGACCGGGATTGTGTTGGCACGCAAGAACCGGCACCCGATGGCGGACCTGTTCAAGGACACCCCGATGGGTGAGGGTTTGCCGGGGATGCATATGGATTCGATGGCCGAGCACATTCTCGCGATCCACGTCTTCGACAATCTGGGTTGTTCACCGCCGCAGGATCCGCTGTACAAGTCGGTGCCCGATCCGGAAAGCCTGGCGGCGACGGGTTCGGATCGGGTGCTGTGGGTGTCGGTGAACATCCCTGACCCGGTGCCAGAAGATGAGGCCGGCGAGCAGATCGAAGTTGCTGACATCTCGGGATACGACGCGGATCAGATGGCGGCGATGGAATTTCAGATGAAGCAGAAGCGGATCGCCGACAAGATGCTTGAGCAGGCCGATCCGCAGGTGCGCGGCGAAGGCGAATTCTGATGGCGTGGGGTGGAGTGACACCGACCGATCCGTCGTTCACGCCGAATTATGTTCCGACGAAAACGTACACGAAGAGCACAGTTCACAGCCTTCAGGATGTGGATCCGTACAACTTCGCCGGTGGCCGCAACGTCGAAATCCGTGACCTGGCTGAAGGTGTCCGCAGCAACTTACTGCTGAACATCCTCAACGGGTTCCTCAACATTGGGCAAATGTTGAGTGACATTTCGTTGGCGATCCGTGGCCTCGGCTCCTTCGGTCCCGGTCCGCTGAAAGACATCCGTGACGGTCAACTCGACATCATCGACCGCAGTGATTTGCTGTCGCCGCTCCTTGACTACGGCACCGCGTACATGAACACAGCCAACGGTTTCTCGAATGTCGGGCAGGCGAATTTCTCAAACCAGATCGGACCTATGCAGGGCTGCCACATCACCAATGGCCGAATCGTCCTGGAAGAAGAAGGACTTTGGGACATTCGGGCCGCGCTCTGGTTTGGTTCGGTCGGCTTTGGTCTCGGTGGTGGTGTGGGCTGGAATGTTCGCGTTCTCAAGCCTGACGGCTCCATCTATTCCGAGAAGATGGAGTACTTCGATACCGACAAAGAGCAGTCGGCGCTGTCAACTTCGTCTGTCGTGGTGCCGGGTGCGAACTATCAGGTGCAGGTGTACGTGACGGTCATTGCAGCAACTCGCAGCATCATCGGTGGCCCGGCCCGAAATCGACTGACAGTGCAGCACATTTCACGAGACACCACCACCGGCGACACCGGGCAGTAGCAACCTCTAACAACTCACCATCCAGGAGAAGTCATGACTCTTGCAGCACCTGCATTCGAAACCCGTTGGATGCTCAGTAATTCCAGATCGTCACGCTTCGGCGCCGCAGTCACGAATGCGTACTGGCACACCGAAGAGGGAAACGCGTCGGCGGTCCAGCTCGCCGGATTCTGCGGCAATCCCGCGAACAACGCGTCGTACCACGACATACTCCGTGACCGAATCCTCTGCCACGTCGTCGACGACGACTACGCCTCGTGGTCGGTACTCGACGAGAACTCCCGTTCCTACAACCTGTGTTTCGCAGGGTCCCGCGCGTCTTGGACCGAAGCGCAGTGGATGCAGCGCGCTGACGACATTCGTATCGCAGTCTGGCTCACCCTCGAGGTTTGCCGGCGCAAGGGAACTATCGCGACACAGATCCTCGCTGAAGGTGGCGGTAAGTACCGCCGCGGGTCCGGCATCGCCGACCATGCCTACGTCACAAAGGTTCTCGGCATCGGCAATCACACCGATGTTGGTCTCGGTTTCCCATGGTGGTTCGCGAAGCAGATCCTTGCCGAGTACCTCGCGCCGGCGCCCGTCCCGGTGGTTGTTCTCAACGCAATCAACGAGGAGTACAAGCGGATCGGCGGCGAAACATCATGGCTCGGTCTGCTTGAGGAAGGTGAGGTGGACTGCCGTGTCCGCGGCGGAAAGTTCTCCCACTTCGATAATGGTGCCATCTACTGGTCGCCCGAGAGTGGCGCGAAAGCGATCCCGAACAACCTGCTCGATGCGTACGCGAGCTACGAATGGGAAACCGGTCCGCTCGGGTTCCCGATCGGCGACCACACCGTACTTACAGGGCCGGATGGAAAGCCGTGGGGTGACGTTCAGGGATTCGAAGGCGGACCGCTGTACCGCAAGTACGGGGAGCAGGACGGCCACCGCGTGCACGGTTTGATCCTCGCCACCTGGCGCCGCGCCGACTTCGAGAACGGTGAACTCGGATGGCCCACCTCCGACGAGATCACTCTCGACAACGGCGACATCGTCCAGCATTTCGAACATGGCGACGTCTTCTACTCGCCGACCGGAACCGTCGCGCTACGTCCCGCCGACGGACCAGACCAGCACTTCCCAATCACCCACTGATAGGAGCCCTCATGTCCATTCTTGATTCCATCCGCACTGCAGTTCCGGCGTCCGCCCGTGAGAACTGGTACCGCTACGGCGGCGCCGCGATAGTTCTCCTCGCTTCGTGGGGTTACATCGACACCGCCACGGTTGCGCAGTGGTCGGCGCTGATCCTCGGCGTCATCACCCTGCTGTTCGCGGCGCTGCATTCCACATCGAGTGTGCGGACCGCGCTGTACCTTCTGCTCGTCGCCGTCCAGGGCGTGGCCGGGGGAGTGTTCGGCATCCTCAACGATCAGAAGTGGGGCGCCATCGTAACCCTCGCTGGTCTGGTGTTGGGTGTGGCTACAGCGGCAGCGAAGACACCAACCCCGGTCGAGTTCCGCGGGGTGCGGGTCAGCGCTCCCTGGTGATCTGACTAGCTCGACGTGAGGGGCGGGACCAATGTGGTCTCGCCCCTTTCTCATGTCCGCTACAGTTACGGTAGATACAGTGACCGAAGGGGGCACAGTGAGCCGTGCATATGGCTGGACCGACAAAAACGACGCCACCGTCGAAGACGAAGCAACCGTAATCCGCATGATGGCAACCACTCTTCTCGAAGGCGGATCACTCCGAGGCCTCGTCGAACACCTCAAGTCGGAAGGCATCTCCACCGTCTCCGGCAAAACGTGGCAACCGATCACCATCAAACGGGCGCTCACCAATCCGCGCATGATCGGAAAGAAGAAAGTCGGCGACAACCTCGTCGACGCCGGTATCCCTGCGATTCTCCAAACCCGCACATATAACCGGCTGTGCAAACTGCTGCTCGATCCGGAGCGCGCGAAGTTCACCGGAGGCCGCACGCAGATCGCATTGCTCGGTGGGGGTATCGCTCGCTGCGGTGGATGCGGTCGGGCTCTGTATTCGTCAGCGTCCGCCGGTCGCGCCGCTGTCTATACCTGCTCGACGCGTAGTGGCGAGTGCCCCGCGACGGTGTCCGTTCAAGCGGAACTCCTCGACGCCGACGTCACCGAACGTGTCCTCGCCCGATTGTCCTCACCGAAATTTCGGGCAGCGTTGACGAAGTCGATCAACGAGCTCGGATCACGCGACGCCGTGGTAGCGCGCATCGAAGATCTCCGATCCCGGTACACCGCTCTCGGTGAAGACTTCGCTGACGGACTCATCGAACGCGAAACGCTACGCGCCGGCACCGACAAAGTCCGGACAAATATCGCGGCGACTGAACTGAAGATGAAACAACAAGAAGTGCTCGCCGAATTACCTGAGCCGGATCCGTCGGCGATCGTTGAATGGTGGGAGCAAGCCGGGCCGCGCCAGCACCGAGATGTTGTATCCATCCTTCTCGACCACGTAACCGTGAAACCTACAGACCGCCGCGGCCCAGGTGGGCTCGATGACGAACGCATCGTTTACGTCTGGAAAAAATGAAGTGCACGCCCGCGTGACCAGCCAGGTTCAGTCGATCGTCAGAGGTGCCCAGCGCTATCGAATACCTGAGTATTGTTTCGCTCGGACTTCTTCAACCGAAAGAATGTCGGACGCGGCGTGGACTCGAGCTTCTCGATGATGAATGGGAGCGCGTGCACCAGAGTCGATGCAGGCCCAGCGATTGTGTGATAGCCGGTTGCATGCACTTGGTGTATGCCTATCCAGTGAAGTCCTGCGTCTCGGCAGGCATCGCGTTCATTCGGCCGCCGCAGTTGCATCAGGTCACCGGTGACGAAGACATCGCAGCCTCCGGATGCCACATGATCGAAAAGTTCGAGGTCGTCCATGCCTTTACTGTGGAGTTCCTTGACTCCAATGAACTCGTGAGGGCGAAAGATCGAGGTCAGATGGGAAATCATTCCTTGGTTGACGTTTTCGTCAAGAAAGAACTTCACGCGCGCCGCCGAACAGATTCAACCTGGCGGTCGAAGTCAACAGCATCTGCCACGTCAGATGGTCTAACTGTGGGGAAATACTCGCCGACAAACTCGGCCGGGACATCGCCGTCCTTAACCAGATTGGCGATCGTTCCGTAGGCGACTCGTGTGCCACGAATAGTGGGCCAGCCACCCATGCGGGTCTCGCGAACTTCGAGACGCGGCCTGGGGTTGAGAAAATCGACGACCTGTTCACCCTTCCAGTTCTTGAATGGTTTAAATACGTCGTCAAGGCTTACTAAAACTTGCTGTTGAGGAGACATCACAAGGTCGGTAGCTCTGTCGCCTTCCAATAGGAAGACAGAGGTTCCATCAGTTGTGAGCGTGTAGCGAGACGGATGATCAGTGAGATCCATATCTTGCAGAGATAGGAACGCACGTCGAATCCGTTGGAGCGGGATCTCTTTTCGAAGGCTGGCGACTGTGCGGAGAGCGACTACGTCGCGAAATGAATACAACGCGCGTGGTCTCCCGGACACCTCAGGGGCAAGGAGTGGGTTTGGGCCTTTTCGCCAAGCTGCCAACTGGCCAGGTGTTGCACCAGTAAGGGTGCAAACGAGATTAACTGGAAACGACAA